TTATCCGAGTACCGCCCAAGTATTTGCCCCGACAATGCCATCTGCAGCAAGCCCTTTGTCGATCTGGAATGCCTTTACTGCCTCCAAGGTCTTAATCCCGAAGATACCGTCAATCTTGCCGACACTGTATCCCATAGCAGTAAGACGGATCTGCAAATGTACTACATCTGCACCGCGGTCACCATACTTTAATACCGTCCTTTTCCCAAGGGCAATCTCTCCATCCGCAACTACATCATCATACTTTGTCAGCCCGTATTTGTCAATCTTCGCAAGGCAGTTGTTTATGTATGTACTGCTTGTACAATAGCCCGCCGCCTTGATCGCATTCATGTACCTCTCTGGCGTATCAGCATCCCTTACCTTTGCATACCGCTTCATATCCAGAAAGTCGTAGTAGCCGATTAATCCGGTTTCCATGTCTGGATAAACGCGGAAATAATCCGTGATCCGAGTTATCACGCCTATCTTGTACTCTTCGCCGGTTTTGAGCGACACGGAAGGTCTTCCCTGTTTCAGCCAATATTGTCCGCACTTCATGCCGTGGTAGTTATGATATTTTTCTGCGAGTTGGCTGATTCCGCTTTTGCTCTTAGCGGAAAGAGATTCCTGCAATGCCTGTGCGATTGCCGTAGAAACCACCTTGTACCCGCGCCGCTTCGCTTCTTTCTGCAAAGTCGGAGCGATCTGTTCAATAAAGCCGTTTATCTGTTCTTTTGTCGACATACTAATCCTCCGAGTGCAAAAAATCATCCGCCGCAAGCGCCGACTGCGTAAAGCTGTTGTTTTTCCACCACGCCCACAGGGATGCCGCCGCTGTCAGAACCATAGATACAGCCTGCCCAAATTCTTCGTCCGAAAACGGGAGAGGGTTGCAGCCGCTGATCGTCAAAATCTGATTCAAAAGTGCGAAGCCGAGCACCGCAGTCCGTACAATCGTCATTTTTTCCACTTTTCTTTTCATGATTTTATACCTTCTTTCTTCTCTAAATTATCAATACGGTGGTTAGCCGTTCTGATTCGTTCCTCCATCACATCAGCCCTTGCTTCAAGCTTGTCTACCCGGCCGTCCATGACAGAGCAGTTTTCGCACTGCTTCCTCATTTTTTCCTCAAGCTGGGTTACCCGATAGGTAAGTACCTTTGCACTTCCAAGCACACCTACAACGGAGCCAAACAGACTTGCAAGAGCTGGTATGATGATATTGAGTAATTCGTTTGACATATAAACACCTCGCAAACATTTCTTATGTATATGATACTTCATTTATTTTGTAAAATTGTACCATTTTAATGAAAAAATTTAGATTTTTATTTAACTAATTTCCATAATCTTCCATCAGCATTTTCCTCCTTTTAACCATTATTTCACTATTTTGCTAATGCGGTCGATTATATCTGCGTACTCATCCGCGGTAATTCTTCCGGCAGCATAATAGACATCGGCCATAATTGCTATCTGATCACCAGTCTTGATTCCGTTCTGGATGAAATTTCTCAAAATTCTGTATGGCAATTAAATCACCCCCTCTGCATTTGATAGACCAATCTGCGATAAACTGCTTTCGTAAAGAAGGCCGCCGACCATTTCCGTAAGTTCTTCATTTGACAGGGGATCAACAGGAATATTTTCTGCATCAATATCCATTTCCTCCTGTGTCATGTATGGGACAGTCTGTCTCAACTCTGGATTGTTTGTATACGAAACGGTGTATGGCTGTGTTGGATTCTCCGCATTTAATACATCATAGCGGTAGATAAATTCTGATCCATCCACAATCATCATGCCATCTCCGCTGTATAACTCAAATCCATCATTCGAAACCATAGGAAAGGATTCTTTTTGGAAATAAATTGTTATGACGCTATCTGAAACAGAATATCCCGTTACATTCTGCACTTCCCCGTTTTTATATTTTATATAATTATTTTTTTTCACTTGACTATCTCCTATCTAGCATTTATTTCTACTCTTTCAGCATGAGGACCGAATGCGAAAAAATAAAATTCACCAACTGATCCTTTTGGAACAGATACTTTAATAATGTGAGAACTATATATTTCACTACTAACCGAAGCAATTGCGCCTCTTGAGGTCGACCCTCTACTTCCTAAAGATACGATTCTAACAGGAGGACTAGTAGTAGATGTGCTAGTGCCGGAAAACCATCCTGGAAAAATCGCCCATATAACTTGCCTGTCATCCGCGCCTGTATTGGATAAAGTTGACGATGCCCCATTGTGATTTACTAAAATAAAGCTATTACTACCAAAACTTGGTATCGCATATTCAGCTATATATGCAGCTTCCCATGCATCAAAACGTATGCTTCTAATATATTTTACAGGAACATTTAATAAATTGGAAAAATATCCATTAAACGCAACGGTTTTTAAATCAGAAAGATATTTATTTATTCTACCAAAATTTACATCAATCGTTGATCCTGCAGATGGCAGTATTCTGGAATTTGACAAAAAAATGCCGGACAATGTCTTGGAAATATCCCCGCCACTTTTTTTTACATAATTTTCCAAAAGAAATTCTTCTGTAATTTCACCAGATTTTGCCGTTGCCACGCCGTTTTCGTCAACGGTTATTGTTGTGCCGTCCGGCTTTATCCCTCCAATACTTGACTCCGTTGCAATAGGAAGATTTCCGTTTTTGATATATGTTGTATTGATTACATTTCCCTCGGCATCCTGCGTTGCCTTTATAGCACTTGGGTAGGTAATAACTTTATGGCCTTTTACAAGCTCGTATCCTTCAGCAAACGATTCTCTGTCTGCAAACAGAACCCATTCGTTTTCCATCGCATCATAGTTCAAAAACGTGCCAACAAGCGTGATAGTGCGACCTGATCCAGAAATTTTCATGGCAAGATGGTATGTATCGTCACTTTCTCTATGAACAAGCATGGGGCAATATTGAGTAGGGTAATTGGTAAAAAGAGGATTAGCCTCCGCTAATTTCTTATCATAATTTGCGCAAATGGTTATGTCCGCAGTTCCATACCGACTTGTATAGTCGGAATTTCTGATGCATATGATCATGCCTGAAAATCCTTTTGGATTTTCGATATGCTCAGAACCTTGTGTGTTATACCAGTCCGTCACATCCCACATCAGCAGAAGTTTTTGCCTGCCACCATTATCGGGAACGTTATAATTTTTCATTCTGATGTTCCCAACTATCGGTTCGTTTCCCTGAATGACAGCTTCTCCGGGTATAATAGTTTTACTATTATTTCCAAAAATAAGCCAACGGCCGAGTTTATTCGAGTGAACTCCGTGGTTTATACCGCCGCTTCCTATTCCGAGCCATACTTTTTCTTCGTTATCTTTGTTTTTTACGTGAAATCCTCCACCGCCAGATGGGGTAATTACATTGAGTTTCCCCGTCATGGTATCTCCAGATTTTTGCACAAAAGTCCCTTCCGCATCCGCAGCTTTCATATATCCTAAAAGTTCTGAGCTTAGCTGATCCTCCGTAACGTATCCCGAAAGATCAACTTCTGCCTGCAGCTCTCCAATCTTTTCATACCCGAAATCAGGAATGTAAATGTATTCGTCATATCTGTTATCCATAGAAGCTTCTTGGTTTGGCACAAGATAAAACACGCCAATCTTTCCTACAGCCGGAAGAGAAGCGACTGATTCCGCAAAGCTATAGGAAAAACCAAACTCATATCCCTTTGCGATCATCTGCCAGTATTCACTGTTCGTTGGAAGGTTACCCGTCGTATTTTTTAATGCAACATATGAAGAAAAATCATAGTACACAACATCCAGTTTTTCATATATTTCTGAACTGTTATATTCCCCTTTTATCGCAAATCCGATCCTTCCTGCGTCTCTCATAATCCTGCCCTCACTTTAACACGATACTGACAATATTATCTGTTACCCGTTCTATCACCATATAGGTATCAAATCCGCGCTCTTCTGCGAGTGTAGCAATACCTCCGTCTGCACAGCGGCAATATCTTCCGACTTCGCACGTACCGTCGTCGCGGACGGGAAGAACCCCAACCATTCCGACTGCGTCCCACTCGGGGCGATCAAGGCGGAAGGTATACGGAGCGTCGGAATCGTAGTCAGGATTGACTCTGTAAAACTCCACGTCCACCTCACGTTCGACCTCTGTCACATTTCCGCCTTCGTCAATGGATGGCTCATTGACCGTTTCTTTGTGGGTTTCTTTGATAAACGTCCCAAATTCGTCCCGCATGAACTGGCCGTGCCACTCCATATCGGCGTTACCGATCACCGACGGGTTGCCGGATATAATTCCAACTACGTAATCACCCGCAGATGCCTTCTTTATCCGTTTCCCGTACATTGTCACAAAGTAGCCGCGCCGATCTTCATTATCGGGATTGCCGTCTGCCCATTCGAAAAGCTCTGCGTAGTCTGCTCCTGTGGAAGAGTATGCCTGCTTGCACCAAAGTTTTCCGTTGTAATCTATTCTTACTGCATTGCTTTTTCCAGAATCAGCTCCGTTTCCAATTACAAACGCTGAGCCGGTTCCTGTGCCAGAATATTTTCCTCCTGTAGCTAATTCTGTATTATTGTAATGACCAATAGCGAGTTGGTCATATAATGCTTCTGTTTTATATCCCATAGCGTGAGACCTGCTCCCACTTGCTATGGTTTCATTTCCTTCTGCAAAAGACTGTGAACCGCTTGCTAGCGTATTTGATCCTCCCGCGTGAGAATGATCACCTGTAGCTTTTGCTTTATATCCTTCTGAGTGAGAACATTCCCCTCTTGCTTCTGTCATATACCCTTCAGAGTGTGCATAGTTATTTGCGGAAATGCTTATTCTTCCTTCCGAATGGCACCCCGGATAATTTCCTTCAGATTTTACAATCGTAGCAAAAATAACAAAATAATTTGACGTTGGAATATCTTCATTTACAATAATTGATTTCCCATCGCTTCCTTTTTCGGAAACCGTGTATATAGAAGCGATATCTATATAGTGCGTATTTTGCACAAAAAGTTTTGACCCTACTTCTAAAGTCGAAAAAGCGTCGGAGAATCCATAGTATGTATTGTCAAATGTAAATTTTTTAGCCGTCGAGTCATAGCTTGCAATTTTAAAAACATATTTTGTTCCTGCTATATTCTGGCAATTTTCCGCGTGGGATCCTGATCCAAATGCTATATTGCCGCAGCCTTCTGAAAAACAATAGATATCTACAGAAGCTAAATGGCTTCCTAAAGCCATAGAACTATAACCCATAGTATTGCATTCTTTTCCGAAGGAAATAGAATTATCGCCGCTTGCTTTGTTGTTGTATCCGCCTGAAAAAGAATTAATTCCGGCTACTATATTTGTGTCACCGATAGCCATTGACTTTTGTCCAGTTACATCAAGGTTATTCCCAAACGCAAAACTTTTTTTACCAACAACCGTCTCATCTTTCCTGCCAAGGCTGACTGCATCATCACCATAAATCGCCTTGGACGCAAAATCTCCATCCGCGCTTCCACCAGCCAAATGCATCGTTCCATCTTCATCCACCGTAATTGTCGTACCATCTGGCTTACCAATACCCGCTCTAAAAGTCGTCATTGTTTTAATGCCGATATCTGCAAGCGTTTTATTCCCTTCTAAAACAACATTGTTAATTTTTGGCTTGTTATCCAGATCGTCATAATCAGTCGTTCCACCGGAAGAGCCTCCCGCACTAGCGGATGCCAATATCTGCCAAAACTCATTGTCATTTACAGGAACATTTCCGGTTGTATCCTTTTTCGCTACATAAGAAGACCCGTTATAATAAACAACATCAAGAAAACCATATGTTTCTTCTTCCCGATATTCTCCTTTTACCAGAAACCCAATTCTTCCTGCATCTCCGTTTATTACTTCGCTCATAACGATAACCCCCATAACAAATGCCCGTTGTTATCAACTTCAAAATCAAACTTCCCGCCAGAATACAGAAGGTGCCCCGTTCCAAAATCAATAGTAAAAGCCGGCTTTGAAAGATCAATCGCATTCTCCGCGACTTCGCTCCATTTTTTGGACTGCTCGCTGTAGTATTTGCTGTTGTCAGTATCTTCTCCCACGCGCGTACCAGTTCCGCCTACGGCCCATGACCTGGATTCTTTGGAGTATGTTCCTGCGTGGTTTTCATGTTGTTCAGCAAGAATCACAAACGCTTCCACCGCGGCCTGAATATCTTGGCATTCTTTCAGAATCTCTCGTATAAGCTCCATATCTTTCTCAAACGCCTCATATGTAGCCATTCGTAAAACGAACCCGGGCCGGAAGCACATCCAAACCTTTTTTGAGTCTGTTGATACCGCCCATTCCCCCGCGGTCATCTGGTCGGGATCAAAAAGTTCTTCGGCGCCGCGGCGCATTTGAATTGTTGCTAAAGTTGTGGTTGCTGATCTGAGTGCCATAGGCTACCCCTCCACGATTCCCTGCGCGAAATCTTCCAATTCTGAAATGATTCCAAGCGCGTTACCGTCTACTACTACACGGTTCGCCCTCTCATTTTCCTTGATGATATTTCCGCTATCATCAATTTCGGAAAAAGTGAGGGAAAGCCGCTTGCCCTCTGCCGTTGTAAGGATTGTCATGCTCGTTACTTTTTTCATACCTTCATTACCTCCGCATAATAATTGTTTATGTAATCCTGCGCTTCTTTCTCGTAATCTACCCCGCCGTATGTCCTGTCCAGAGTAAATTTTTCCAGACGCTCTGACTCAAAACCGCACTGCCGCGCCTTTAATTCCCACCCAAACCTAAGATTCGGCGTTCCTTTGACAAGGAGGTAAGCCGGATGCCTTTCTTCTACCCAAGCATCCCCTGCCCCATACTTTTGCAGAAATACTTGGTACTGGCAGTTCGTATTGACAGTCTCAAGGAAAATATCATCCACGAATATGTAGCATGTCCCGTTTTCATCCAGCGTGGCTTCTCCAATATCTCCAAAATATGGTTTTGGGGTTTCGTAACAGTAAAGAAGCCGGTCTGAGTAGTCTTCTGTTTTTACTACTCTGTTTTTCTGACCTCCACTCGCAAAACCTCCGCTTGTGTAAAGCAATTCTTTTGTTGCTTCAAAAAACATTTCTTCGGATGCTCCAGAATCGTATGACATTGCTATCTTGTTCGCTCTGTAGTACGATGTATAATTGCTTTTTGATAGTTTTAAATAATTCGGAGCAAGGTATGAAGCGTCACTGCCATACTTAATATCAATTGAGCTTGTTTCGCTAGAGGATGTGCTTACTTTAAAAGAACCGCCTGTTATCTCCGCGCTGGCAGACTTTATCTCTCCTTCGAAATATCCATTTGTTGCTCTTAAACCATTTTTATCAAATCTACCTACCTCTAACCCATTACCATCATATACAACCAACGAACCGTTTTTGTTATTCAATCCACCAAGGTACAAATCAGTTCCACGGATGCTCCCTTTGTAAACCGTAAGACCTGTGTTGTCCATCCTCGTCAAAAGGTCGCCAGACGCGTTTACAAGGTTCAACACACCGTCTTCGTTGTTTATCCCACCAAGCGTCAGCGTGCCACTCCTTATCCAGTCTGCTACAATCCCTATTGCGTACAGGACATTCACTACCACGTTTCCATTTTTATCAAACCCTGCCGTGTAACTTTGTCCGCCGTCCGTTGAGATAAAAAAGCCGTCTATCGTCTGCTTATAGATGGTTTTGGAATCCTCCAGCGCGGGTTTATCGTGCAAATACACAATTCGGCTCCCGTCCGCCATATCCTCTACGGTGGTATGAAAACCCATGGCGTTCATTGCAAGCTGGTTCATTTGCTGCACGGCCTTATCATAAGTAGAAATTTGCTTTTCAGCGTTCTTTCTTGCTTCCGCCACTGCCGCCTGCACCGTGGGGGATATGTACTCGCTCCCGTTCCGCACTGGGTCTTCTGCCTGACATGATACTGCAGTATAGGCTCCGATCTTATACGATATCGAATTAACAATTGAATTATATACATTTCCATTTCTGTCGGACACCATGACAACCTCAAACGGCTCATACAAGGGATTGCCAAGTATCTGAGCGGAGAACGGCCGGAATGTAATTCCAACCATACGTCCGCCAAGATACGCTGCGACTTCTGACTCCTTCCCGTCCACGAATGGATTGCCTTTTACAACAATCGCATACCCCTCTTCTCCAAACAGGGCCGTCACGCCGTCCTTGCCGATCACCTTTACCCCTGTGATTACCACGTCGTCCGTATGAACATTAAGGGATTTAATGCGGAAAATGTGTTCCGGTCGCGGGTCGGTGAACTCGCCGCCAGACACGTGCTCTCCCTGTCCGTAATTGGTAAAGTCCCCTCCGTCAAGTATGGTATCGTGAGGGTAGGTCTTAAAGCTCCCACCATTGTAATTGTACCAATTAAGAAGAGACGTGTTGTACCAAATTAACTGCATATAGCCGTCATTGTCGATTCTGGCATTGTGCCCGGACACTTGACAGGCATATGACAATACTTGTCTGTAAGTCAGATTTTCCGGCTTTTCTTTTACAGTGTAGGTATAGTTGTCAAACTGCTGGAAACCCGCTGGTATGCCGCAGTCAAGACATATATCAGATATAATACTCTGTAAGGTGGCCGGATAAACCGTAGTCGCGGCGTAAGGCCGGTCAAGACGGTACATAGCGTCCACTGCGGATATCTCTATAATGCCCCCCTGAGTCTGCGGCACTGTGGCGTAGTACTTTCCTTTACGGATTTTCTCGATTGTACCATCATCCAAAAGCATGGCAACATAGATTACGATAGTAGACATGTAAAAATCATAAGAAGAAAACCGCTCGTCATCGTTTTCCAGACGGATATTCAAAGTCTTTCCAATACAGAACCCGACACCAAACTTTCCGTCAGAAGTCTTGTCCTCAATTTGACAGCCGCCGATCATAAAATCTCTTGGTTCAAGATGCAGTACGGTACCGTCTGACAGAGTCACGTCTGCATAATTTACGACCGCCGCGCCGTTTTTTAGTTTTTCCTTAAATTCCTTACTTGCATTTATCATACTGGATTAATCACCACCGCATTAAATGATAGGCTTTCCCATGTATCACGCCCGTTTACATGTTTCAAACTTCCAAAAGGATAATTTGATGTATAAAACTGTCCAACCGTCCATTGACCTGTAAGAGGATTAAGATACCGCAGACTGTATTCGCTTTTGTTCATAACCTGTGCCAAGATAAGCGCAGCTTCTTCCGGCTCTATGTACTTCCACTCAAAGGAATAGCTCGAGATCGTTCCTATCGGCGTATTGTGCATCACCAAATCTTGTGTTCTGTCCGAATCTTCCGTGGAAGTCGTGGCGAAATTTGGCTTGAACGTATCTGGCGTTTTGACTGGTATTCCGTTAAATTCAAATGGTCTGTCCATAACACCCTCCTACGTCGTTCCAAGGTCAAACGGATTTCTTCCACTAGCCATCATCCGTGTCTTACCTTCTTCTATAATCATGTCAAATATCACCCCGCCGTTTGCTATTGCCTTTACACTGTATGTATTTCCACCGTTGCTACCGCCGTTTCCTACTGCGCCTACCTTTGCCATAGCATTTATAACAGCCTGTTCAATCGTAGATAACGGAGACACAACCTCTGTTTCACGCGGATTATCTCCCAACCATGCCAGATGTCGTTTCATGCTTGTAGGAATGACCTGTCCCGTTGCGTATCCCGGTATCTCGATGTTTGCCAGCTTTGCAATCGCGGGGTGGACGGATGGAGCCGACATGGAGCGCATGGAGTAGGATCGGGCGGAGTAAGTCTGGCCAGAGTCGCCTCCACCGCCACTAAAGAAGTCTCCTACTTTTTCCTTCATATTCCTGAATCTATCAATAATCTTATCTATCTGGTCAGTTATCCAGCCAACCGCCCTTTCTATCGTTCCTGTTATTCCGTCAAATACCGTCTCTACAATGTTCTTTGCGTGTTCCCACGCGCCAGACCAATCACCTCTAAGAAGGTCAGCAACAAGCCCCACTGTGTCCTTTATAACATCAAATAAACCACCGATTACATCTATTACCCATCCTACTAAATCAATAGTTGTGTTGAAAACTTCATCTATTATAGGGAGAAGCACAGGGAGAATTGTGTCAACAATCCATCCCGCTATCGGAATAAGAACATCTTCCCACAAGGCTTTCAAAAGCTCCATCAACTTATCGATGCACGGCTTAAGGTGTTCCTCCCAAAGCTCCTTAAATTTCTGTCCCCATTCTTCAAGCATTGGCTTAAGATTTTCCTGCCAAAACTCTATAAATTTCTCCTTAAGTTCCTCCACTTTCTGCCGAAATTCTTCTGAGGTCTGGTATCCGTAAACAAATCCCGCCGCCAACGCAGCTACAGCCGCAACTACAAGACCAATCGGTGATAATAAAAACGATATCACACCACCAAGACCAGATATTGCGCCAGAAAGAATTGTAATAACGGGGTGTAGTAGGGAAAGCGCACCCTTTAACATGTTTGCTACGCCAGAAAGCGCAGAAAATCCTGTTGATATAAACGTAAGTGCCGCCCCTGCACCCTTAAGCGCAATTATAGCAATAGCAATCTTTTCAAAGCCATCCGCGACTTCCTGCGGACTGACATTGTCCATCCAGTCTTCTATCATTGCGAGAAAATCTTTAAGAGCCTGACTGTTTAGGAATCCGGCCAAAACCTCTGACAATCTTCCTATAAATATTATGAGTCCTTCGCCCACCGTCTCCGCAAATGGTTCCAAATGTTCCCAGAGTTCCGCAAAATTTGCCCTAAGAGATTCCCAGTCAACCATTTCATTAAAATCAATAAACACTTGCAGTAAATCCGGCAATCCTTTTTCTAAAACCCATTGACCAATCGGAAGAAGTACTTTCTCGTAAAAATCCGTCATTATTCCGCTCAGAGTATCAATGACTGGTACAAGTGAAGCTGTCCACTCTTCAAATTTTGTAAGAAGTGGGGAAAAATCTATTTTTGAAGACCATTCTACGGTTGCATCTGCGGCATGTCGTATATTTTCAACAATCGCGCCGATTATGTCCCGTATATTTTCAAGAATATGTAACCCCGTGTCGTTCTCGTTCCACGCTTCCCTGAACTTTCCCGCAAGATTACCAACCACAAGCCCGATATCGCCAATGATATGCAATATATTCTCGAATATCCTTATAGTACCCTCTTGCTGCCATACTGTAAGGAAATCACGCCCTATGTCTTTAATCAGTTTCCATACTTCATCAAGGGCGTATTTCCATGAATCCATGACAAATTTTCCTTCTCTGCTCCAAGCCTCCTTAAGAGGATTAAACAGACTTGTCAAGATTCCTTTTACTTTCTCGGCCATCTGCCTAAATTTATCTGATAAGCCTGATTCATCTATATTTGGCTTAACATTGACTTCCATATCCAAATTACCGAGGTTCCAAAAGTCAATATTTTCCAAATCAGACAATAACTCATCGTCTTTTCCTGCTGAATATTTGTTTATTTCATCAAGAGGGGACAAATATCCTTCCAGTGACTTCTCTGCATCCTGCGCCGCGTCAGATACATCTTCAAGTGAGCCAGTTATTCCCTCGGCGGTATCAACATATTTATTTCCCGCTCCAGAACCGCCAGAAGAACTTTTCCCGAAAAACGATTCCGTAAATGACTTAAAAGCATTCGCTACTACCTTTAACTTCTCCAATAAGGTATTAAGCATTTTCAAAAGAGGATTAAGTACATTTATAAGTCCCTGGCCGATGGTTGCCTTAAGGCTTTCGATCTGCAATTTCAGAATCCTTGTCTGGTTCGCCCAGCTATCCTGCGTGCGGATAAAGTCGCCGGAAGCGCCGGACAGTTTTTCGGTAACAAACTGATACCGCAATGCGACTTTTTCTAGCTCAGTCATTTTGCTTACGGTTTTTCCTATACCCTTTGCCATTGCATAGGAATTAAGAGCGTTTTCCGTCATGACAACGCCAAGGTCTTTTAGAGTCTCCGTTTCTCCTGTAAAAACGGATTTCAGCTTTGTGTAGGCCTCGTCCTGGGATATGTTATAGAAGGATGCAACATCACCAGCCAGCTGCGTAAGCGTAGTTGACATTCCAAAAGCTGCATCTTCCGCAAACCCAAATGATTTCGCCATTGCCCCGAATGTTCCAGCGTAACGCTTCGCCATTGTTTCGGACAAACCCGCAGATTTCGCGGCGTTTATGGCAAATTCATTTATCTTGTCCGACATGGTGGTAAATGTAACATCAACTACGTTCTGCACTTCTTCCAGATCGGAACCCAATTCTGTCATTGATGAAGCAAAACCAGCGATTTTTCGTACAGCAAAAACAGAAGCTATAGTTGCGCCGAGGTTCCTGAAAGAGTCAGATACGCCGTTTACGCTCCCTTTTATCTTTGATGCTTCTTTTCTAATTCCGGCCCCGACACTTCTAAATTTGCTCCCAACACTTGAAATTTTGCTGTTAAGTCCAGACAACGCGCCTTGTACGCCGGATTTAAGCTGTCCAAAACCACCTTTCATTTCGGACACTCCTTTTTTTATTCCTTCTGTATTAATTTTTGTATTTATCCGAATTGACCCGTCATACTGTGCCATAAAACCACCCGTAAAATAAAAAAGTGCCACAGACGCGCATTACACGCATCCATGACACCTATTAGTCCTTACCCTATGCCAATTCATAGGTCGCTTTGATTTAGTTATGATTATTGTACCATTATTTGAGAATGAATTTGTACCAAATTACAAATAAAGAATATCTTCCTCGTTTTTTTATTTTATCTGTCAACCATTACGTTTTCTTGCAGGAGTTTCAAACGCTTTTTCGACTCCCCACCCCAAGACCTTGATCCGCTGTCTGATGCAGTCGTAATCCATGCCCAGTTCCGCACACCATTCTATCAGTGTCTTATTCTGCCCATTGTATTCTAAAACCCATTCCCTATTCTTCCTGTTTCGTTTTCTAATTTCCCTTATTCTTTTCAAATCCTCTTTTTCACTTGTTTCTGCTTTATCGCTTATTTTTTTATACAATAACGGGAACTCTTCTGAGAACCATTTCCAAAAATCTTTATGCGTGTGTTCTTCTGCAATTTTGCGAACTTCCGCCGCATCCTCAATGTAATAGTAATCGCCAAGATAATAACGTTTCCCTTTGAATATAATTTCTGACGTCCACGTTCCCCTGTCGTTTCTTTTCTTAACGCCCTTAAATCCAGATGTATTATTTTTCGGTATTTTAGACGTTATAACAAACGCATTCGTCCCGTCTTTTGAGTATTCATCATATACTCTCTTCGCTATTTTTATATTATTTTTCCGTGATTCTTCTTGCAAATGCCCACATGATTTTCTGATTTTAAAATCGTTTGTTGCAACGTCAAATTGCTTCCCACATGTGCAAAGACAGCGCCAGACATAACATGTACCATCCTTTTCCCCTGTATTATAAAGAGCTTTTACTCCGTATTTGTTCGTTTTTCCAGTTAAATCTGATTGATAAAATAGATTTTTTTCGTTAACATGCCCGCAACTTGTTGTTTTCTCAGATTTTATGCTATCATATCTAATTTCACACTTTTTACCACACGAGCATACACATTCTGCATATTGTTTGTCTTTGTAACGATATACAGAGTTAATTTTTAACTCTCCATATTCTTCGTTTTCGTGTCCTTGCATGTATATTTTACCGTTTTTACAATCATAGCAATACTTTGATCCGTTACTTTTTGCATTAAATTCATTTCCGCAATTTAGACATATTTTAATCATAATATTATTATCTCCTGTAAAAAAAGAAAACCCTTATCTAAAAGGGTTTTCAATCTGGTTCATGTCTTTGTCGTAAAATCTTATGTCCTGTGAGGAATCCGCAACCGGCATCTGCTCACCTTCTCCGCTCTTTTCGTAATGCCCGTAGATTTCTGCGTATCCGTTTTCTGTTTCAATGCGGAAATCTCCGCATCCGTCTTCCTGTTCGTAAAAATCTGCGTTCTCTGCAAAAATGCTTGCCTGATCCTCATTCTCAACTCTTCCACCCTTTAAAATCATTTCCAATGTTGTCATAATCTCCACCTTCCAGCCTTATGGCTGCCTTTCGTTTTTTATTTTCTTTTTCGGGTTATTGTCATTTGGTTTCCCTCTTGACAATTATATAATATCACATTATTATAACTTTGTAAAGAGATATTTTCAAAATAATTTCAAACGTTATATTTCTTTTTTTCTTCCTCATTCTCCACATATTCTATAAGGTCTTTCGGCTGCATATCTAAAATCATGCAAATTCTGTTGATGCTCTCCAATGATATATTTGTATCTTCGTGCTTTATTTTTTTTAGCGTGTCTTGGCTTAACAGTTTGCTCGTCTTTGCTCTGTACGTGTTAAAGCCTTTTCTCTCTAATGCGTCCGCTATATTTATTTTATATTTCAGCATTTCAAATCCTCCTTTCTATTTTCTACTATATATTATCATGCCGAAAAAGTCAACAAAAAATATTTCTTAAAAAAGTTATAAAAAGGCTTGACTATTTCTTTTAAAAGTGATATAGTATAACCACAGCAATCAACAAACCAAACAGGAGGAAATACAAAATGTTTAAAGGTTCTGAAAAACAGATTAAATGGGCAAATGATATTGTTGATAATACGAGAAAGGCTTTTGAAAATAAGGTCAGGGAAGCGGAGTCTGACAGTTATACAAATCCAAAGGTTCTTAAAAATTATAAAAACTTATACGAAATAGCAGAAAACATTCTTTCTAATCTTTCTTTGGCATGGTCTGCTGGTGATGTTATAGAAAATAGAAACGGATTGGAGAGCGGAGATTTAGAAATACTGGGAATAAAAGTTTTTGGTGGCTGCGCAAGAATTAAGGTTGACGGAAGATCTTATAAAGATTCTGATCTTAAAAACAGCGAAACGAAAAAAGAAATAGAAAACAGAGCGATTGATTATCTTAAAAATAAAAAGTCATAAAAAGTGGATTAATCACATAAACGGTTCACGAATAAATCTGTGACGTTTATGGGATTATTATAAATTTTAACTCTGTTTCTTTTTATAATTTGTATATTTTTTTGGTATATATTTCCGCAGCCTCTTAACGGTTTCTTCTTCTCTTGCGTATATTCTTCCTGTATTTACATCAATGTAAGCTGTTTCCTTGAGTATGTTATTGGCAACATTATTGTTTACTTCAACTCCATCAATTTTTACATCAGCGATCCTTCCAGACTTGTTTCTATATCCAACTTCCATGTTATAAAGCTTTTCAAGATTGATATACAGTCTGTCTTGATCCCCTTTTTGCCATCTCTTAAAGATTCCGTCCCCTTTTTCTTTTGAGTAATTGTATAACGCATCCATAGCCTTTTTGGGCGTATCATAAGATTTATTAGACAACCCGCTACTTCCACCACGTCCTCCCATCACATCACCCTTTTAAACCTTTCCTGAAATGCCTTAATTTGCACAATGTTCCCTGTGCATTCTTCCAGCACCTTACCCATAAATAATACCACTTCCGGCCGCAATCTTACAAGCATTTCATTATACCCTGCCATAAACAACTCTTTCTTCGCCTTGCTATTTGACGCACCTACACTAGATATCGCCACAACGCCGCCCACCGGCTCCCCATCAAAGCACCAGTCAAAACTGTCCGGCGTACTCCATGAGATTGTCGGTATCACATTTACTCCATTCTCTTGCAGATATGCGCCCACCCAATGCTTCCGGTAATGATTGTATATCTGAATCGCTTTCGGAAAGTCAGTGTATGTAGAAAAGTCCGGGGACATGACGTGGGTAAACTGCCGGAACATGTCAAGGTACTTGTCCGGGGACTGCCAGACAGAATTAAATTGGTAATCGTCCAGAAAGAAATGCACACCCTTACCGTCTCTGTTCTTTTCGCTTCTGGCGTAGTTGAATCCTATCCAGTCACACTCTTTGTACTGTGTTGGCTGTATCTGCGGTATGCCGTATTCTCCCATGCCGTCAAATATGCGCTTTTGGAGGTTTTCATAGTTTTTGGTTTGTCGATACATTATCTTTCCTCACAATCTCACACTTTTGCTTAAGAATCAAATATCCGTCCTTATTCTTTTTTACGATTGCAGTATACCCTTTATCCGCAATCTCCCTGGCAACCTTGCCTATTTCTTTGTCTGTCATCCCAACACCTCATTAAGCAATGTCTTATATGCGTCCTCCTGCTCCTGCTCTTCCTTTGTCAGTGGCTTTTTCATCAACACCAGTTCTTTGTTGTGGGATAAGAACTCTTTCTCATGCTTTTCAAGCTTCTTACCCTTATTCAGCTTATTCCGTATCCCTACAATAAAAGAGAATGTGCCTTCTCCCACTTCATTGAAATATCCAAGAAACGTCCACCAGTGCAGGTAATCCAGTTCTCTCGTTTCTTTCCCGGCAACCTTATTGACCGCGGAAAAAATCATCTGTTCATCCTGCGTCCAGTTATATGTCGGCTGTTCAAGTACCTGTTTTTCTGGTTGTCCAGCGGAGATGAACCATGATATTTGTTTTATTGCTTCTTCCAAGTCAAAGCCATTTTGCGCCGCCTGCAGCACATCATCAGCGCAAGAAAAGTCCTCAAATAGAAGATAGATAGCAACAATCCACTTTTCCTCCTGGGCCAGTTCTGGGTCTTGGAACGCTTCAAATACTTGGAGGACATTGCGGTAGTCGGTTCTGATAGGATATTCTTCACCGCCCACCGTCAACGTCTCCGACAATGCGCCTATCATTTTTTGCCTTTCCTTTTATGATCCTGTGGCTGGTACTTTGCCATGCGCTGTTTGCTTGCCAGTTTTTCTAACTTAATCTTGTGTTCAGATAATCTCTCAATGACCGGGATTAACTTATCCCAAAAGTCAAGGAAACACTCTAAATCCGGCTGGAAGTTGGGAATCACTGCATACACATCACCAAAGAATTTCCGAGTTGTTCCCTCGCCGAAAACTCCATCCATAATAGCAGTTGCCTTTTCAGAGAAATACTTCCTTTCCTCAATTTCTTTTTTATAGTCCATATCGCCGGATTCAGACTCTTTCTTTTCCATTTCCTCTGCTAATGCTGTCAGTTCATCACCAGCCGCCCGGAATCTGTCAAAGATAGAAATATCATTGCCGGAAATCACGATGTAATCATCACCGCCGCCGACGTATACTTTTGTAAGCGTCAACCGGTTGTCAATCCTGATTTCTTCTGTTTTGGTATTTTCATTTTCAATTTTCATTTCTTCAATTTCTGCCATATTATTGTCCTTTCAGAAATGGAGCATATCCCAAACGAATACACCCCATTATTTTTTAACTAAGATTGCTCTTGCTGCTTGTCTTGGCAAGTTTCTGTTCGCTTAATGCTGCCGGAGTTTCCCCACCAGTCGCAGGAGTGAATGTCGGTACTCTTTCTGTTACAGATACAGTTCCCTCTACCCTGCCGCCGTTTGGACTTACATTAAATGGCAAGCCAAATCCAGCAAGTTCTCCGCCGGTGCTCTGGGGAACAACGACAACATTCTCCATCCAGCCTTTTCCGGTCAGCGTCTTTGTGTCAGAATCCCTTACCTCCTCGTCCAGAACCGCTTCTAACAGATAAGCCGCAGTCGAATCCTCATCAAATTTCCTGTTCATTGCCATGCCGAGGATTTTCTCATAAATGGCATCTTCCGTCCGGGCATAGTATGTATCTACTGCCAGTTCTGGCTGGTAGCCGCTGTGGTTTACAATGGTTTCCCCCAGTACGTTTTTGGTTGTCTCCACGTCCGGGTTCAACTCGTACGTTAAGGAATCCGTGTCTTTTCCAATCAGCGTCCATTCTTTCTTGTCAAATGAAAGCCATATGGCGTATGCCGCTCTTGGTAATTTCATTGTGTTTCTCCTTTCTACTCTACTTCATATTCCATCACCGCATCGGCGGCATAGACAGTTGACTTATCGCCCTCAACCTCTATTACATCTGAAAAACTGCCGCTTGTGGTGATTTTTGTTATTGTTCTGTTACCTGTCATACTGGGAAGATTCTGAATATCCTCCAGCCATCCGGAAATGTCGTCTACAACCGCCTGCGCGTTAATCATCTGTGCGTTTGTTTTCGGAAAACTTTGATACATAATCCGTATCACCAGTTCTGCCGTAAATCCACCAAGCACATTTCTCTTCTTGATGTTTCCTCCGGCGGTCGATATGCTTACGCACTTTCCAACCTCCAATGCGTTGTACTTAATCTTTGCGTCCTTTGGAATATACGGACACTCCGCAATCAGTTCCAGCAGCATTTCCCCGACTTTATCGTATTCCGTTTTTGACAGGCGTTCTTTGATTTCTTCGGGCATAGGCTAACCTCCGTTCCATATAAAAGCATTGGTATTCAGCACAATACCGTTGCCCGTTTCCGTAAAAATTGGCTCTGTGCCATTGTATATTTGGAAATCCACATCTTTTCTGCAAATCCCCTTTTCTCCGTCCGCAAGAGGTATGCAGGCGATAATCTCTTTTGTTTTCTTGTCAAATACAACAATCGTCTGCATTATCTTCCTCCAATCTCAAACCTCGGTATCAGCGTATAAACGGCTTACTCTGCCGCCTCATAGGTCTTTTCAAAGATGTCCGGCTTGCATGGGTAAAACTCCCCGTTTACGCCCTTGATAATGAAATCTCCCTTAGTACACTCATGGTCTCCCTCTAAGGTATGGATTTTCATATTTACAATGGGCGCACCTTTGCCAACTTCCCAAGCGGCATCGTGAATATCGTATTTCAGAGATTCCCCGACAAACGCTTTTACTTCTTCAAGATTTAACCCCGTCCACTGGATAGCTTCGATTACAACGGGTTTCTTTCTATACTTCATACTTTTATCTTCCTCCTATTTCAAATCTTGGTATTAAGGTGTAAACGTCCACCGTATCAACGCTGAACGCATAGCCGTACTTGGTCTTGATATACTCAAAAAATCCGCCAGGGTACTTGCTTTCGTCTTGGTCTATCAGTCCGACAGGCACATCAATGTCAATGCCTAACTCTGCTTTCTTCACAATTACGAAGAAATTCTTCCCCTCTGTGTCAAGTGTGAAATTCTCAAGCATTTCATCAGTGGTTAAGTCGTTCCACACTTCCGGGGCTTTGTACGGTTTTGGCAGATTGGCATTCGGGATTTTCACCACGCACACGCTGGCGTTTTCCATGCCGCTTGCTTTCTGGTTTGCCCCCTGCGTCAGTTCCACCCGCACATTGTCAAACCGTGTGCCGAAATATGTTTCTGTTTCCATCAGTCCGTTTATGTACCGATTGTAGATAACCATGCTGTCAACATAGCCTATCCCAAATTAACCGCCCCCTCTATCCGCTGTTTTGCAATCTCAAAATATTGCTCCGATAGTTCCATGCCAATAAAGTTTCTTCCAGTGTTGACGCAAGCAAGGCCAGTCGAACCGCTACCCATGCAGTTATCAAGCACTGTATCACCCTCGTTGGTATATATCTTTATGAGATATTCAAGAAGAGAAACGGGTTTCTGCGTTGGATGAAATCTTTTAGATTCTTTTTTGAAATCCAAAATATTTCCAACAAACTTTTTTCCGCTTGGGATATTAAACACTCTCGCAAAATCTTCATTGAATTTATTGTTCAATAATTTACATTCAGAAAATGTTTTAAACCCTTGCATTTTGTCAATCCCGAAAGAATTTATCAATTCTATGTATGTTTGTTCTGTACATAAAGAAAATTGGCTTGTATTGACATAAAAACAATGCTCCGCTTTTCTATGACCAAGTATTTTGTTAATTTCTTTTCCGCTTGCAACTCCAATATAATCAAGTATTTTTTGAAAATACTCCCTTAAAGGATTTAATAATTGGCTGTCGTGTCGTTTGTGAAATACGCTTAAATCCTCAAAATATGAAACTGGCGCATTATGTGATACCAATGGATTAGCGAAATGGTCTTTTTTCCATATCAATGGATAACAAAATTCTAAATTTGTTTTTGGCTCATACCTCAATTTAGATGTGTATGGTTCCTGTGAAAACAAAATAGCGATTCCATTTTTGCGAAGCACTCTTTCGTATTGGCGAAACAAATCTTCATCATTTAAACGGTTGTCCCACTCTGTAGATTTTTCGTCCCAGCCATCCAAATCAGCGCCTCTCATTGTTCCATACGGTAAATCGCATAAAACCATATCAATACAACCGTCTGGAACATCCTTCATCAATTCAAGGCAATCACCGTTAAGAAGTTTCATTTTCGCTTTCCTCCTGCTTCTCCACTGGCTTATCCTCCGGCGGTCTGCTTATCGGGGCATTGCGGCGTGGGTAGGGTATTCCGGCATACAGAAGATTTACGCCGTTGGAATCCGGCACAAGTGAGAGATATTCCCTCACAGTATCACGGTATAGCCGTTCCTGCGCCGCCTTGTCCGACAAAACAGTGTCAATCAGTGTGCTGCCGGATTCTGCCTTTGCCGTGTATGATATGGATTCACTGCCAGAGGAAACGGAAGATACCACTTTCCCCCGGAGTGCGCCGGATTCGTCCGTTATGTACCCCTGCCCCTCTGCCACACGCTTGTTTGCCGCTTCAATCTGCCCGGCAATCTTAATCAGCTTGCAGACGCACCGCCGGACGGCTTCTGCATCGTCCTCATTGGTCGGGAATGCGAATTTCAGCTTATTCAGCGTGAGAGTGTCCACTTTCCGGCAAGCCTCCCATGACAGCCGGTTAAAGTCGGTTTCCGGCATGGATTCCTCGCCGTATATGCTTTTGTAGTAGTCGTAGGTTACATATCCCATGGGCTACTCCACGATTTCCCAATCTTCTGCCAACATATCAGCCTGGGAAGCAAGCCAGCCGCACTGGTAGCCGCTTGTGCCGACAAACATCAGGAATTTGCTTCCAATGTTTTCATGCTCCGGGTCAATAACTACCTCTCCAGATTTAGTGGCGCATGTTTTCATGTATGCCAAAACAACATACTGTTCTTTTCCGTTCCAGCCCTTGCGCTTTGCCTTCTTTCCGTTTTTGATTGCTTCTAACGCTTCTCCAAAATTCATAGTCTTATTTTCCTCCTATTTGATTTCCAGCATGAAATACTTTACATATCCCATGCCGGTTTGCTTTTTATGACAGCTTCGTACTCTTTGCCCTTGTCGTGCCGCCAGATTCCTCGCCGGTTTCGCTTGCACTGGATGCACCCGGTTTCTTGCTGTAGAAAATCAGGTCAGGCATAACAACCTTACAGCCGTAGTGGAAGAACATGCCGATTGCATACGCATTGGAAAGCTCAATCTGCTTTGCTTGGTATTCGTCTGCCATAACCGGCTCCGCAATCGCCCCGGTACACATAGCGATAATCTCAACTCCCTCCGGCTGATGAACATTGGAGTAAATCCATGCACCGTGATACCGCCCGAACTCCGCAACGTCCGTCTGAACATTTGCGTTGCCTTTTGTGTCGATGTAGTCCCGCATTTCCTCGTAGGCTTCCGGGGACAGGACAACGTGAATATCCTCTTTCTCGATGCCGTCCACAAACTCATTTTTTGCAGTGTGCAGCTTCATCACTACCGCCGTTACACGGTCTTTAATGGTATCGCCGGACACCGTAACCTCTGTACCGCCGTCAACCGTCCCAACAGTGCCGTCACTCTCTTTGCGCTTGCCGACAGCCACAAGGAAAAAGTTTTCATCCAGTTCCCGAACCATGGCACGGGTAATAGCTGTTTTTCTTTCAGATAACAGCCCAGGAATGCCGCCCAGCCGGATATCCTTTTCCTCGTATTCCTCCATGATTTCCTTGTCGATGTCGATGTCTACGGCAACCTCAAATCCCCTGCCGGGCTTTCCTTTTCTTGCCGCCCTTGCCGTGCCGTATTCTTCTGATTTTGCAGAAGCAAATCTTTTCGCCACAAGCGTTCCTGCCTGCGGGTCGCCGGATAATCTCTGATTTTTGAAAAGGCTTGAAATCGTCCGCCTGCCGACATTCTCAATAATGCCCTTATATTCCTCTGCAAGTTTCAGTTTTCCGTCTTCGGTTCCTGCCAAATCGGAAAGTTTTACAAGATTTAATGAATCAATAGCCATAATAAAATCCTTTCTACCCATAATTTTTAAAAGGTGTGTGGGTCAGCGACTTACTCAAACGTAAGCCGGTACTCGATTTAGAAAATCACAGGAGCCGGACTGGTATCTTTTGCCGGGGTCTGCTTCGGCTCGGACTTGTCCGTAAACTTCGGCGCACTTCCGGCGGCTTTCTCTTTGGCTTCGGCCTCTGCCTTTTCAGCTTCGGTCTGGTAGAAATGGTCTTTTTCATTCTCCTTTGCCAGATAGTCCGACAGCCCCATAAATGCGCCGTCCTTCCACTTCAAGCCGTCATCGCCCATGATTTCACGCATGAGAGAATCCCTGACACGTCCTGACTCGATTTTCAGCTTGTCAAACTCGCCTTTCAGATAATCCCGCTGGTCACGCTCCAAAATCTGCTTCGTAGCCATGTCCTGCGCTTCTTTTGCAGCCTGTTTATACTTCTGGATTTCCTCCTCCTGTTTCTCCGGGTCGATGTCCTTAAACTTCTCCAGGGTTTCATTTGCCGTGTCAAGCTGCCCTTTGTAAGTGTCCCGGTCTGCTTCTGCCGCTTCCAGCTTCTTGACCTGCTTGTTGTAATCAGCAATAGGCTTATAGTTCTCGGCTACGGCATCATTGACAGCCTTTTTCTGCTCCTCCGTTACTTCCAGTCCTGCGTCTTTCAAAATCTGCTCAATACTTTTCATGCTCCATGTCCTCCATACATTTGTTTATACCGGGCTGTCCCCGGTCTGTGAGTAAGCGTGTATACTGCGCCCAGTAAAGCCGTTCCGGGGATTGAACCCGGAAGCTGCCTATACAGAACGGCTAATTCCTTTGATTGCCTGTTGTCAATTCTTCTCTCAACTTCTGCATTTTCTTTTCATGCTCTGCCTTAGTGATGTAATTTTCGTGAATCTTTTTGTACAGCTCTCTGTGTCTTTCTGGCGGCACAACCAGGCCAAATTCCTTGCAAATTTCAATAATGTTTTTCATGATATGTCCTCCTTAACGTATTTTTTAACAGCGTGTCCGCTGTATGGATTTAGGCAGATGAACCTCTGCCGGGGTAGCGCCCAAGCAAGGAGTCGAACCTTGCCGTCCATGGGTCTCATACAGTTTGCAAAGCTGAATCTCCCATAGCCAACACAGCCGTTGCTACTTTCCCTCTGTATGCGCACTTCTTTGGGATTTCACAAGTGTTGCAGGCGTAATCGGAATTGGTGGACTCGAACCACCGACACACGGCTTATAAGGCCGCCGCTCTAACCGACTGAGCTAAATTCCGAGGGAGTGCGCCCACCCACAAGGGGCAGACGCTAGGGAATGCCGCCTATAACGGTCAGCACTTCTAAAAGTAACTGGGTTGAGTTCCACAGAGGATATAGGAAAATCAAATAATTGATAATGTCAAAATAAAAATGCCAGCAAACACGATTTCTCGTATCTACTGGCACTGAAGCTTTGTTACTGGCACTAAACGCTATTCATTTAAAAGTTTAAAGAATAAAATTACTGGATTTTTATATCCATCACTTTTTAAAAACTCTGTAAGCCTTACCATGTTATCAAACGAATCTATTTTGTAATCCAGTTTAAGGCAAATTCCTGTGTGCATTTGTCCTTCTTCGTGGTCGCTCAATATTGCAAAATAGTATTCAAACATTACTTCCCCACCGCCTTACTCTCCATATCCTTAATATCCATAACCGTCTCCCTTTTGCACTTCGGGCAGAACACAATGAGGTTTTTCGCTTCCGTGTCCGGCCTGATTTTCGTGCGGGTTTTTCCTCCACAGATGGGGCAGAGTACCCATTTTTCAATCACATTCTTTTTCATAACAAGAAATTTTTCTCCATGCGATAACATCTATTATTATTTCTATTTTACACTTATGGCAACTTATACTAAAGTTTCTTGGGCACATTTCGAGATATATTTTTGATTTTGTTTTTCCTCCGCAAAATGGGCAGCGTACCCGTTTTTCTGTCATGGCTGATACCTCTCATAATCAATCGTTTCAAATTCATCAAACACATTTGGATAGAATATGCCAATCCAAAAATCGCGCTGAATATTCTGATTGTACGCAACATCTTGATTCCAATCCTGAACCTCGTCGATGATTTTTTTGCTTAGAAGTCCAAATTCATCACGGCAAGAACCACTTTCCAATTTGTACGTAAGTGCGGTATATGTTTCTCTCCACATGTGAACTTTTGCGTTAATTCCGCAACTGTTCAAAATAATTACAATCAACATAATTAAAGCGACTAATCCGCTAATCACCGCAACTGTACTGCCGCCAAATAGAAGTTCGTCATCATGACGATACACAAATTCAATATACTTGTTGTTATCGTCTTCTCCCCGACAAAACTTCTCGCCTATTTTTACAGTTGCCACCATAAAAGCAATTCCTAAAGCCGTTAAAATTAAAGCAATCCAAAATACCATTTCTCTATCCCTCCCGATTTCCTATATTGTACCGCAGTTTTTCTGGGTAGTTGTACCAAGTTAAAGGCTATTTCTTTTTGGAACCTCCAAAAATAGCACCGAAAATCAGAGCAAGCATTATACCGATATTCCAAATTAAAACAACCGTTCCGCTGAACACCCAAAAGCTGCTAAATATGTACTTCAAAACATCCAACATTCCCATATCCTCCCTTTTACGGTTTCCGACAGGGAAAAACTCCCCTATCGGAATATTTTGTTTTCGACAGGGCAGTGACCGCTTGCTCCTGTCTAGCGTAGAGCGACTACGCAGCATAGAGGAACAAGGAATCGAACCTTGCCAGCGAAGCCATGCCATCACATTTCAAGCCTGCACACTCTACTCTGCGAAGAGCTATCTGTTCCCAGTAATACCTCTACTATCCATACAAACCACGCACCACCGACTATTTGCAGTTCATCAAGCAATACTCAGTTCAAAGATATTGTCCATTTTCTGTCTGCAAGGACTGTACAGGGGAATTTCTTCAACCATTTACATCATACCATGATTCAATAAATTATTTGTACCAGGTTATGCGCAAAAGAAAATAGATGTAAAAAGAAATGACTTAGTAGCATTGGTAGTCTTGGTAGCTTTTTTGACATTCCATCAAACCCTTGATTTTACTGACATTTTTAACACAAAGCTACTAAAGCTACTAAGGCTACTAATATATATTGTTTTCTTATGATAAAAAATATATATATAATAATATATAGTAAATATATATAATAAAGATTGTTGAAAAATTTGGTAGTTTTGGTAGCTATGGTTACAAACCCTTTAAAATCAAGGCTTTCAACGGCTACCATCTGACTACCAACTAGGCTACCAACTAGCTACCATAGTTGCTTTTTATAGAAAAAGAGCGGCATCACTGCCGCCCCTTGTCGTGGGAGATTTTTTCTTCGATTGCTTGAACAATATATGCGTTTAGGCTCATATTGGAGTTATCGGCGTATTGTTGTATTTCTGCATAAAGAGAAGCGTCAATATGTATATTTCTTATGATTTTTTCTTTATATATCGGTTTCTCTCGTTTTTGGATAATTTCTGAAATATATTTTGCCATCACGCTATCTTTTTTGCATTCTCTAAGCATAGACAATAATTCATTTTTACTTGAACATGTTGTTTTTGCTTTGTTATATCCCACATTTAAACTATCATATTTTTGGATAAAGAATGATTCTTTCTCAAACAAATCAAATTGATTGCACCCATACGGCAACATTTCTAAAATTTCTACAGAAAATGTATCTCCATTCTGAATATCGTTCTTCATGGTTAAAATAGGTGATAGGCTATGCTGTTTTATTCTCTTTTTCACATTTTGAGAAGAACCAATATACATCTTTTGGCTTCGATTGTTTATAATGGCGTATACTCCTATCCCCTCATAATCTGGTATATCAATTACAAATTCAGTATTGTTTACAATTTTCTCCATAAAATATCCTTTCAAAAATCAATCTGTCACCCTGTCCCCGTCCGGCAAAACAAACGAACTTTCAAACTTGCACCCGGCGGCTTCTGCTACTTTTTTCAATTCTGCCGGAGTAAAGGTTTCCCTTTTCATTTTCTGGATAAATGCTTGCGGACTTGTGCCGCATAACCTTGCCAATTCTGAAACACTGATGTTAAGCTTCACACATAATATTTTTATCTGTTCTGATACTGCCAATATATCCACCTCTCTTTCTATACCTTATTATAAACGAAAACATTTAAAATAGCAATATCTTTACTCAAAAAATAAATAAAAATATTTAATATAAGTGTTGACATTTTAAACAGAACCGTTTATAATTAGACTTATCAAAGGAACGGAGGATATGGGATATGAGAAAAGAAATAAAAGATTTGCACGCTTTGATAATGTCGGATTGCAAAAACATCAGGAGCAAAACCGATTGGATGGACGCAACTAATTGGAGAGCAGCGACATTAAATGCAATCATAGATGCTTACGAAAACGGTGATATTTCCAGAGCAGTATACCGATTTTTGAAAAGAAAGGTACGTGCTTCTATGGTTGAGGGCAGATTTAATGATTCTAAAAATGCAAGAGCTTTCAGCAAAAAGCCTTCAAAAAGATATGTGCAATTATTTTGATTAACCACACCACCCACCCGGCGGGGTTGCGCCAGGAGAAAGAAGGAAGATATGAAAATAGACGGTATAAAAATTAAAGGGCATGTTGGTAATTGGTATGTAATTGATGAGACTGTGTGGAATGGCGAAAAAGTGTATCTTTTAGAGCATGAGACGTATGGAGATGAAGCCGCTTGTCTAATCGTAAATGGAGATTTATCAGTCGTTTTGGATGACGTATGGAATGGTTTCGAAGACCTTGAAGACTTATGATTTTATCCCGTCCCTGCCGGGTAATGCAGGGAGAAAGTGAGAAGAATATGACGAACTCCGATTTTGACAGAATGAAATCTTTTATTTATAGTCATAGATTCAAAGGTTTGTATAGGCTTTCGGACGGTTCCGAAATACGCTCCCATAAGATGTCGTGCGGCACAGAATACGCTCTGTATACCGCTGACAACAACTGCGTTACCGTAGAATACGACATTGAACGATTTAGATTTCTTCTTGTATAAAGAAAAGGTGGCAGGATAACACCCGCCGCCTTTTTTCTTACATCTCTGCAATTTTCCTTGCCCATATTTTTAATACATATCTGCCATTTGCCGGATGTGGCGCATGACAATTTCCCTTTCTTCCTTACAATCAGCATCGCGTGTGAGTTGCTTAATCATTCCATGTACCCCAGACATAAAGTCCTCTAATGCGTTTAACATCCGTTCTTTACTTCCATCGTCCCGGTTGTTGGAGTATTCCATCTTCCGGCTCCTGTATTCATCCATGTCGGTATCGTCCCCGGACAGACGGGAATAGTTCGGGCGGTGTACATATCTGCCAGTGGTTGCGCTTCTGCCCCGTCGATAGGAATTGCCATTATCATAATCGTTGGAGTAGTTCCCCTCCCGGCTGTAATCGCCGTTACGGGAATACCCGCCACGCTCCCGGCTGTAATCCTCCATATCCCGGCTATATCCGTCCATGGAATAACCGCCGCCGTCCTGCATCATCTCGATTTTGTCCACGCCCTTCATGATTTCCACCAGTTTATAGGCGTTGTCCAGATTGGAAGAAGTCAAGCCTTTTTCCTCAATCGCTTTCAGCTCTTTTTCTGCGTTTTCTCTCAATTTATGCATAACTTAACCCTCCCTGTTAATCGTGATGTTTGCGTTCTGCATATCAATCGCCTGTGTGGAGGTGTTTTTGATTGATACCTGTATGCAGCAGCCCTTCGGAATCCATACATCTGTAGCCATAGCCACATTGAAGTAATCGCCAACTGCTGCCGGAGTTACGATTGCATTTGTGGATAAGTCTGCCTCTCCGTTGATTGCGATTGCAACGGATATCGGGCCAGCCGTTCCGCCAGTCGCAACAGCGATATTGCCAGAAAAGATTACCCTGTATTTCGCCCTGCAATTCTGCGTACAGCCACGCACTGTAAACTGTCCGCTGCCTGTTCTATGTAAGACAAGACCTTTATTGCAGCATGATGTTTCCCCAGAAAACAAAGCGTTCTGATTTTCCTGTATTGTCTGCACAGGAACATTTACAAATTCTGCCATGTTATTTTCCTCCAAATAAAAAACTACCAACTGTTTATAGCTGATAGTTTCTGGATTTCAAGCAGATAATGCTTTATTTTTCCACGACTTTCTATATTTGTAAATTCTTTCAGAAGTAATTGGATTGTAAGATACCAAACATTTACAATCACCTGTCAAGTAACATTCAATAGGCTCTTTTTCCACGCCATAAACATTCACTTTTCCATTGTCTGTAATGCTTGAATATTCGGTATCAAGTTGGAATTTTATGTGCTTACATTCAAACTCCAATACATTCTGGTCTGCGTCATAACCATATGTTTTTCGTAGAGTGATGGTCTTTATACATCGGTATGATTTCCCAAATGCGTGAATCATGCTTATGTTTGAATACTCTGTTTCTTCATCGTCTGGAACTTTGGGAGGTTCAGGGTCTATATAACTCATTATCTTCATTCCTGCCACATAAAGAACTCCGAACAAAAACATTCCTATCAAATGCCCAAATATCATCATATCGCCCTCCAAACTCAATAATTTATTTGTATAAATTATATCATAATCAAACGAAAGATATGTACCATTATATGAATGAAACCCACAAACTATCAGCCATATTCAGTTGTCAATGTCCAGTTAATCGCAAAAGGACAGAATCAATGTTCTGCCCTCCCACGTTGTAATAACGGCTCATGCCGAACATTTCCGATGTTTCACGGAAAAGATACATTCCCTATTTCAACGCACAAAAAAGGCAGAACCAATGCTCTGCCCTTTCCAAATTATTTTACTTTCCGCTTTTCCGTCTGCATAATATCATGTATCGCTTCATACGAATTTTTATGTTGCTCGTATATCTTCCTTTGCAACTTTCTCTTATTCAATCCGCTTTTCTCTGCCAACTCTGCAATAGTCAAATATTCTCCGTTATATTCGACTTTCAGAGGTTCTTTTATCACGCTTGCATATTCAATCGCCTTTTCAAAAGACAACCCTCTATCTCTAAAACCTCTGCAAAACTTTTTATAGCTGACACCGTAAATTCTTGCCCAGTCTGCCAGTGTGCGCCGCTCTCCGTTATGCTCAACAACAATATTCGTACAGAGATTGCTTGATTGTTTTTCTTTTGGAATCCATTCGCAATTTTCGGGACAATACCCATTGTTTCCGTCTTTTCGCTCAATCGTCAAGCCGTCTGCATATCCATTCTGCATTGCCCACTGATAGAAATTATTAAAATCGTCAAGCCATTCTTTACAGACTGTTATTCCTTTGCCGCCATAAATAGGGTATGAATTTTGATTTTGATTGTAACACCTTGCTTTCATGCCACACCATACATTATATAGCTTTGTATGCCGCTTTCCATGCGTTCTATGCCTTTCAGAAGTTAATTCAATCTTTAGACAGCCGCAAGACTTTGTAGTACCTCTTTGCAGATTAGTTCCCCTTACAATTATCTTATTGCCACACTCGCACAAACAATTCCACGCCGCTCTTTTACCTTTATTCTCTGCTCTTGAAATTACAGTCAGCCGCCCGAACTTTTGACCTGTCAAATCAATAAGTTTCATAATGCGCCGCCTTTCTTCATTTCAGCCATAGCCGCACGATAGCCTTTGGCATAGCCAAAATCAAAGAGAGTGCCAGCCGCAACGAACGCTCCGTTAGGCTCTCTCGAACCCATGATTTCATTCATGAAAACAAACAGTTCATCATTTCTCATTGTGTAATTCTGATTCTTTCTTGTCTTACTGAAAAAACGGTCAATATAATTTTTAATCTTGTCCATAAATAAAAATCTCCTTTCAGTGTTTGACAACACCGCCAAAGGGAGATATAATAAATGTATCAACCGCTCCGGCGTGTTGGTGGATTGTAGCGGTTGAGGTTGCCAAACTGTCAAACCGCTACTTTTTATGATATTCCTAATTTCTCTTTTAGAAGCTGTATCCCCTCGACTACTGCATTTACACGTTGCGTTTCCATTGCGTCCGCACATTTTTGTATATCTGCAATTTCAGTCGGCGACATTCTAAAGCCTACTTTTTCAGTTCGGGGATTATCCGTTGGTCTGCCCATTTTTTTCTTTTCTACGGTTCATCACCCCTTTATTCCTTGCCTTTTTATCCAATAAATGATATTATTTATTTGGTATAGGGGCAGTGGCAAGTACCGCCCCTTTTGTGGTTTAGCCCTGTTTAGAAATAAATGGGGCTTTTAGTCTTCCAATGTCTTTTGCAGATTGTCAGCGATTTTTGTAAGTTTTTCATCTTTCTTCTCGCTTTCCTTTTCTTCCATTGCGTCTTTCAGAGCGTCTAACAGAAATCTTACAAAACCATTGAACTGTTTGTCTGTCATTCCCATATCTACCATTTGTTCTCCTTTCTGGCTTCCTGCCTGCCTTACTCGTTAAGCATTTCCTTAACTGTAATTATATTATATATTATGGTCGACCAAAAGTCAATAGCTTTTTAAATAAAAATAAAGAGAGCAACAATGTGCCCTCTTAGCTTCTTAACTATTGTATTTTAAATCTGAGTAGTATGTATCTATTAAATATTCCGCATCATCTGCAACCTGATAACCACTCCATTCATTCTTAATGGTTACCAGTTCTCTATAAGCTGTATTTCTGTTTTGAATCTTCCCCTCACGGATTTTATCGACCATCTCTTCTGCCATTTCAACATAACTATACTTTTTGTATCCCATATTCCTTTACCTCCTCCTATATTTCCCATTCATCAAATTTCGACTACATTTACATTATATACCAAAATTTACATTTTTCAAGCAATTTTTCTCCATCCCTGCACCTCCGTTCTGTATTTCCCTCATTATAGCAATTTTATGGAGGGGTTGCAATCAGTCTTTCTGATTTTTAAGCACATCTATCGCCATATCTATATATTCTATAGTTTCCTGCTCATTTTCTTTCCTTACATTAATTTGTCCTGTTTTTCTTATTGCGCATTTAAACGCACCTAATACAACGATAGCTGTATCTATGCTTTTATCTCCTATCATCATACTCTTTTCCTCTCCCAAAAATAAATAACACTCTTGCCGCCGCTGTCCCATGTGTCCCAGTATTTTCCGTCTACCACCGTCACCACATGACCGTCAAGTCCAAGGACGTATGTACCATGTGGAAAGTTGCAGCAGAATTTGTAAACGTCCATAGGGTAATCCGGCTCATAGCGCACATAGCCATTGTCTGCCAGATATTCACCCCATACCTTATTGGCAGACAGAACATCCTTTTGACGGTATGCAATTTGTACAAGGTCGTCAAAGACTTCGTTCCATGTGCGCCCCGTAGCCTTGCAGCACGCACGAATGGCGCAATCGCCGACTCGCTTACCGGGTATGGGGTTGGGATTATATTTAATCCATGCGTTCATCATCATACCCCCATATATATCCATCTCCAATTCCCGCTCTGCACCATAACGGAATTATGTGTTTTGGATATTTTAATAAATCCGATGCAATACTTGCAGAACGGTATTTTGCAATCAGAACACCATCTAATGTTTTCTGATAAATTGGTTTTGATTTGGTATCAATAGCTCTCTTTTTTGCTGTACCGTAATTGTTATTATACTGATATGTACACCATTCAAGATTGGAAACAATGTTATTAAGTTTGTTTTCATCTTTATGATTTACGCATGGTAAGTTTTCGGGATTAGGAATAAAGGTTTCAGCAACAAGCCTATGAACTTGAAACTTTCTTCTGGTTCTGTCCTTTAAGTATAATGTCACAGTATGATATCCAGAATTTATCATAGTAGGCTTTAAATAAAACTCTTTCGGATTACCAAATTTTGAGCTTTCCCGAAAACTCTTTACCCTTCCAAGATTGCTGACCTGATACAATCCCTCATATCCTTTTACATCTTTCCAAATTTCCTCGCTCATCTTCCCTACCTCCTACCACAATTTTACAACAGATTCGGGCGGGGGTTGTACCATTTTAAGCATACTCTCCATCGTTCCGCTTATTCCATGCCCTACGTGCCCCGTTCTTGGTGGTATGCCAGTTTCCCATTTTTCCGTATGGATTTTCCCAACAGCACATATATTTATGCTCGTCTCCTACTGTGTGCATATGGGGATAATTCCCACAATAGCGACATTTTTCAAGCCTTACTTTCACTTTTATATCTCCTTGCGCCCTGATTCGCTTGCTTTGTCTGCTCCCTGTCAAAATCAGCCACCTTTATGCGGTCATACTGCGGCTGTAAATCGTTCTGTTTGCAGAAATCGTTGTATGCCTTGTTTTTCTGTGTCAGTTGGTAGGCCATGCGGTCATAATCCCTCTGCAATATCTCCTTAACGTCCGTTTCTGCCACGCCTGCGATTTCCTGCTCTTTGACAATCAGCTTTCTTTTCCATGCCCGCAGGCTCCGCTCCATAGCACGCTGTTTCTGTTGGAGTTCATACCGCTTTTTGTTTTCCTCGCTGTCTATTTTCAGATTGCCTTTTTCGTCCACATAGGGATTGCGTAAGTGTGGATCCCAAGGCTTGTGTGAATGCCTGCAATTATATCCATGAAGCGACAGCGGATTTGTGACAGTTCCTTGTCCTGTTTTCGGGTCTATCCTATATCCAGTAGATTCAAGCATATTAGGATATCCTGGTTCACTTCCAGTAATCTTATATGCTTTACCCTGCCACGATGAATGGTCTGCTATTGGCGGCTGTCCTTTTTGCGCCACTCTTGCCCCTAAATGCGCCGATACAAGGACATATTCAATTCCACCCTCAACTATGTATTGATTTGTCACTTGCGCCGCCGTCTGATTCATTGATGTGACAACGCACAATCTAACCGCCGCTTCCAATGTGCGCCTTGTGCCGCTCGGATAGTCCACATAGATTCCCCGTCCGGCGTATCTATCCAAAATATCACACACCGCCGCAGAATAGCTTTGTACGCCTGCCGCCACTCGCAGATCAGCTTCATCAAGCATATTGATAAGGTCAATCTGCGACTGCTTCATGGTTGTGCGTGTGAGGTTTGTCAGTTCTTCCAAACTCTTTTTAAATTCAGCGTCCATAACACGGATTACAGCGGCATTTTCAAGCGGATGGGATAATTCTATGCTTAACTGCCCTAAAGTCGTTCTATCGTCCTCCCATGAGGTCAGAACAGCGTCTTGCAGGAGTGAACGCAACTCTTTCTGTGTCAGTCCCGTTAAGGTCTGCAATTTCTGTTCAATCGCCGCTTGACTCTCGCCCATCTGCTTTAACTTCCAGATAAGGCGGTCGGCGGTTGCGGTCATTTCCCCGGCGGAGAGTAGGCGGCGGGTGATGTCTTTGAGGATAAAGTCTTCTAATTGGCGGTATAATTCAAGAAGACGGTCTTCTTTGTTGGTGAAGTAGTCTGGTGTGAGCATTACTTTATTTCCTCATATCCGCAACTATCGCATTTTCCTTTAAATGTATATGCGTTATTCACATGACCGCAATTCGGACACAAAAAACCGCCTTGCTCGGCAGTTCCAACGCTTTCAAATCTCATGTGCTTGCAGTTTTCTTTCCACCAAACAGATTGTCTTAAAAAGTCAACCTCTGCCTTTCTTTTTTCAGAATCCAATTTGCTAGAACACATTTCGCAAACATCAAGGTCTTTACTTCTTCCACCACTATAAGCTAACAAAAGTGTCCTCTTTTTCAAATTCCCTGTTTCTGCTCCGCATATATCGCAAAATGTTCTTGTCATTCCCCTACTCCTTTCCTGCTGTCCTCTTGACTAAATCTATCCATTCATTTCATAAACACAAGCCAACGGGTTTTTGACCGCTTATCTCCAAACAACGGCTTAAAATCAATGTTGGCCAATATTTCAGAAGTCTTTATTTGTTCCTCATTCCACTTAAAAATCAATACTCCATCTGTTTTTAGCACCCTCATGCACTCCTTAAATCCTGCCCTTATGTATGGTTTCCAATCAGCAGGAAGAACGCCATACTTTTTGGCCAACCACGAATTTTCCCCAGCGTGGAGTAAATGCGGAGGGTCAAAGACAACCATTTTGAAAGATTCATCGTCAAACGGCATATTTCTAAAGTCCATTTTCACATCCGGCTTGATAACCAATTTCCGGCCATCACACAAGGTTGTTTCTAATTCTCTGTTATCTGCAAATACAACGTCCGTATTTTCTTTATCAAACCAAAACATTCTTGAACCGCAACAAGCATCTAAAATTCTTTCCATATTGCACTTCCTTTCTGCAATGCTCCTAAATAGTTAAAGCGTGAGGAAACGGTTAGGAATTACCGCTTTCTCCCCGTCGGGATATCCTCACACTTTAATTTTAATATAAATTGCAGATTCAGTTGTACCATTTTAACCTCTGCCGGCGGTCTGTTTAACAAGCCGTACCCATTCAGAGCCATGTATGCGCTTTGCTTCCTCGAAAAAGTGGTCTGTCGTTCCGGGAGTATGGAATTGCATTTTTCTATCCGTCTTTTGCTTTTTCTTTCCCGGCGGTGAAAACCAACCAGTAATATTTCCTGCGCTATCCTTAATCGGTATATTGGGAGTGAATACGAATCCTTCGTAAACTGCGTGTGCATAAGGTGTGTTATACTCAATCTCGCCGCCGTATATCCCCTGCGGATAGTTCACGCTATTCCGCAATGCTCCCTGTTGGAATGGTATCAGAGGGTCGCAGTCGGCTACTACCTGCATATTTAATAGCTTCTGTGCTTCTTTCAGATTGCGTTGCAACCTTGCATCAGTTATATCAATATCGACATTCCCTATATGCTGTCTAATCCTCATAAAATCACGCTTTCTGTTCCATATAAATTCCGTTCACGCAACCACTACAAAACTCAAGTTCTCCGCACCATTCTAAACAACACCAAAGATGTGGCATTTTATATTCTTCTGCACATTTTTTACAAACGCCCATATCTGGATTTTTTGCATATCTGCAAACCTCATTTGGGTTATTATCGAATTCACTCATTCCTTATTCCTCCCCAAACAATCCATCTTTCGGCTCATTCTCGCTCTTTGCTTCTGCCACAATATCCCGCGCCGCTTCTTCCGTGAACCCTTCATTATGCACCAGATAATACCACTTAGGATAAAAGCCCTTATCTGTCAGCAACAACGCCCTTGACCTATCTTCCTCCGCATTTCTCGTGAGGTCTGCAAAGTCCGCATATATTTCATAGTTCCCAAACTCACTAGGAGCCGATTCCCCGTTGATAACAGACATAGCGTCCATTATATAGGCTATGTCATGAATCGCCCCTATGCGCCCATCTCCGTTGCTGTCAGGGCATGATAGAATGTCCCGGTAATCTCCCACGGTGTTAATTGTACGCCGCTCCGTTGCTTCTACCTGGGTAGCAGTAGCAACGGAAATAGTCTGACCGTTAAAGACGAAATATCCAGGGTCAAACCCGGTCTTGTAAGAAATGATAGAAAGCAGGAAATTTATTCCGTCCGTCCGGCTTGCAACTTGCAGAGTTGGCTGCCACTGCTCAAATGACTTATCAGTCATATCGTCCAGTCCGGTCTTGAGTACCATTCTCGGAAGTTCAATCCCGTTTGCTTCTGCATACTGTATCGCAGATTGACCGATTATCATTTTCGGCTCGGAATCCTCTGTTTCAACTCCCAGCGTGGACATTGCAATATCCAGCCAGCGCAGTTCCTCTATGCACTCCGAAAAGCACGATACCCCCAATGGGCTGTCCGGGTCTATGGTGTTGCTGTATGGGTTCTTTATGTACACGAATAAAGGTTTTTCAAGGTTCTCCGCTGTAAACTCCGGCACAATATCCGCCCACTTTGTATTTTTTAGGTCTGTCGGCCGGCCGATTTCGTCCTGGTTATCAGAAACAAACGCTTTATTGGAAACTCTGTACACTTTGACAGACACACTCTCCCCGGCTTCGTCCCGGCGTTCTCCGTCCTCGAACCTGTGCCATTCTGCCCGTGTGTAGAATTTCTTTTCTTTCTGGTAGTATGAGAAAAATATCGCCCCGGTCACTTCCCCATTACTGTCAAATTCAGTCACAAGAAATCTGTCTGGCGGTATGTAGTCCATACCTTTCCCGTTCCACTTCGCCATAGATCCACCCAACATAACCACATCTTGCATAATCCGCTGGGCATTCTTCAGGAAATAATCATCAATGCATTTCTGGATTCTTTTTGCGGTTTCCCCAGTTCCATACTTTGACTGCACCTTGATATCAATATTCTGTGTAATCAGCTTAGCCAGTTCCCGTGCTACGGTGTTGGAAAAGCGTATTGTTCGGGTATCGCCCTTTACCCACGGTGGATTTCCGCTCTCCAACTGCCCCCACAGCTTGATAGCAGCGTCCATTTCTGGCGACAGGTACGTTTCCACACCGAAAGCCTTTTCAGCGTCCGTTTTAAATAACATTCTTATCTTCTCCTTAAACCATGCGATTAAACCCATTATTCATCACCTATACAGTCAAGTATAAATTTATGCTTATATACATTCTCCAATTTGGAAATAGCTTTCATATGCCACAATAAAATATCTCCAAAGCAATCAGGATTAGTTTTGATAAGGCAAATTGTTTGCGTGTCAATTTCTTCAACTTTCCGCTTATTTCTTTCGTACAGACGTAAAATAGGCTCACTTTGAAGTCTGATTTTATGAATAGGTTTTCCGTCCTTTTCATATCTGATTGAATCACATGTCAACAAACTTTCATTCTTAGTAATTTCAATATCATCATGAGAAAGAGTTCTTTTTACATCTGTCATGCGCATTTTCCAAATAGAATCATCTATCATTTGCAACTGTTCTGAAAACTTCCCAAATCTCCCCATAGCATTATAAATCTGCTCTGTTGTTATTTATCCTTTTTGGCTGTCGTATAATTCACAAATAGCATTATATACAGATTCATCAAATTCAGAGAGATTCTTTCTATGCTTCTTTTTTATCTTTATTCCTTTTGGTGGATTATTAAAATCTATGCGTATATCCATTTCCCCATCTCCTAATCAAAATATTCTTTCAACTCCTGCCGCAATCCTTTCAAGGCTCATGGTATGGCTCTGGGAGGGGCATCCAAGCGATAGACACTTCATCTATTTGTGTTCCGTTGCAATTAAACCATACAAAATGGTTAATATCATAATCAAATATTCCTTGATGCACTCTGTTTCCGTCACTGACAATAAATCTGCAATCGCTTTTTATACATTCCTCTTTTGTTGGCAATCTATCCTTGCATGGAATCCACCCGCCGCAATCCTCCGCTGACCGCTCCATATCTGCCAGCTTTGCAGATAAGGCTTCTATGGTGTCGGCGGCTTGATAAAGAATATTAGCGGTTCCATATATCGCATCTCCACTTGCTTCATGTGCATAGGCGCACGCTTTAATCTCCTTTATCTGTTCACTAATGCTCATTCTGTCCATCCTCCAATCACAGTTTTTTCTCACATTTAATTGAACAATATTCGCACCTTGCTTTTGGACATGGAGCATTTGTATGTTTGCATGTAAACGCAACGACATTCTTTGGGACATGGCACTCCCTATTCTTTCTGTTTACACATAGAAATTTGTCACATATTTCCATTTCCCTATCCTCTCCTTACCACATTGGCAGATGCTTCAAATGCCTAACCCCTTATAACTGACATCATATATCCCAATTCTTTGTGAACATTCCTCACAACGCCCATTCTCTTTTTCTCGTGATTTTGAATCGCTCTCGCCCTTATGTTCCAATGTTCAACGGCTTCTTTTTCTGTGTCATACCACTTCTGCACATCATCAGCCGTCATACTCCCTTGCAGAACGTGGTATTCACCATCTTTTTCTGCCAAATAAGGCATTCCGTCAAATAAATGACAACGCTCTATCTTCAATATTCTTCCCCTTTCTACCACATAGCCATTTTAATATTTCCACCTCAACCGCCGCCGCAGGAATGTATAACATAAATAGCGTATCTGGTCGCATTGGTGGTCATTCTCCTTTATAACAGCATCTTCTGGACTTTCCATGTCCCAGGAATACAATCCCATTTCACTCATTACTGATTCGCAATCTTCGTAAAAGCTGATAATTCCTTTGTTTAGCATAGTTGTAACAACTCGTATGCCGTCCAGTACGTCATTTTCCGCGCCCTTTGCAATGTATTTCCCATGCTTCTTGATTGTTTCAATAAACGAAGCTGCGGAAGGGTCAACGATTATAAAAGACACTTTCTTGTCGCCTATCAGTTTACACAATTCCTGATAATGCGTTTCATCATCACGCCTTACCCCAGTTTCGCGGCTGTCATAGTAATATTCGTACTCCATCTGCGCCCGTTTTCCATCAAACGCCCACAATCCGGCAGCAAACGGGTTGACTGTTCCATAGTCCACAGACACGACCCATTCTTTTTCCCCGGTCATGTGTTTGTATTTGACGTGCTTGTCCTCGTCAAACATGGAGTAGACAAGCCCCTCTGCCACGCACCACAGCCCCAGGATATACCGCTTGAAGAACACTCCCACATACATTCCCCGGTATCGTGTCTTTATCCGCTCTGACAGCGATAAATTATCGTCCATAGTGAAATGCAGATATAGGATCCGCTTTTCCTCTGCCTTATCAATCCAGTTGACCTTGAACCAGTGCCGGGGGCTGTCCGGGTTACAGTTAAACCACATCTTAGAGCCATCAACAGATAATCGCCCCGTTGCCTGATTGACAAAAGATTCCGGCATAAGCGCCACTTCATCAAAGAAAAAACCGGAACCCGTAAATCCTTGAACCAAATCCTGCGAACCCTCGTGATTTCCTCCAAAGATATAAAATGTATTAGTTATATCTCCTTTGCTTATGGTTAAATAATGGCTGTCTCCTCTATGGTCTTTGATTTTATATCCTCTACTTATCAACATCAATTTTAGGGTATTTACAACATTTCTCCTAAAAGAAGCAATCGTCTTTCCAGCCATTCCAAAATCGCTATTATTAAAGTTTTCCATCGCCCACAGCACATAGGACAGCGACATTGAGAGAGTCTTTCCGCTCCTGATTGCCCCATCTGCTATGATTCCGTCCATATCCTTTACCGGGCTTTCAGGACACCACCAGGTAAGGACTTTCTTTTGTTTGTCAGAGAATGGCTTGAACTGGAATCCCTGCTTCTGCACCTTTGCTTTCATAGCGGAGGCACGTTTTGCTATGCCTTTGCGGATATTTTCTATTCGGGTGTCAATATCGCCCATTATTTACTCCAATCCAATTTCTGACCGCACCGATTACAGTAATTATTTAATCCTCTATAATCGTGATGCACTAGGCAATCATGAAACATTTCTTTTGGTTCGTCACTCTCACTGCCGGAAATGTCATCGTCATCAAATTCTATGATACGCAACCCACAAGATGGACAAATACAAGCATAAATATTAACGTTTCCGTGATAGCTATATCCCACATCCTCATATCTTATCTTTTGTGGAATCTGCTTTTTCTCCCATTTATTCATCCTCTACCTCGCTTTCTTCCCACACTTCCGCCGCCGTTCCATTCAGAGCGTCCAGGAAGTTGTCCTCTGCTTCTTCCTCCGTATGGCTGTCCTTGACCTGGCTTTCCAGTTTCAGGAGTTCGATTTCAAGTTTCTGCTTATCCAACTGGTGCTTCATCGGGTTGTTGATGAACTTGTCTATCACAATCCCCATTGCAGTAGCAATCTCTGACAGCTTCGCAGCCTGTATTTTCTCTGGCTTTTTCAGAGCTTCTATGTAAGCGTCTAAAACATCTTTCGCCTTATCTTTTCTGGATTCCATATAGTCCAGAATGTCAGCGGTATTCTGCTCTCTTTTTTCTGCGCACTTCTGCGCAATCTGCGCATTTTCATTGCAAATCTTTTTTACAGTGTTATCCGACACCCCAAATTTCTTTGCTGTTGCTCTATAGCTGCCAGACTCCACATAATCAGCAATTATTTCTTTTTTCTGTTTATCTGTCAGCCTGGCAGCCACTTTCTATCACCTCAATCTGCAAATTCTTTCTGCCTGTCATTCCGTAATCAAATCAAGGAAAACAATATCATCTGCGACAGGCATAACGATTCTTCCGTCTGGTAACTCTACAATCGCAACAGAATAATTTCCAGGTCCGCTATCACAAAATTCCTCATAGTTCATTCCCCATTCATGGAAATAACCCAATTCAAAATCCATGCTATGCCATTTCCCATTTTCATATATGTTACATTTCCCTTTACATCTTCTCAATTTATTCATTTCCCTATCCTTTTCCTTTCTCATTATCCAAATGGTTCTATTACCTCAAAACATTCCTCATAGGTTAATCCGGTCACTTTCAGGATTTTATCAATATTCTTTTTCCGAATATCTGTATTGCCATTCAGGAACCGGCTCATGGTAGAGGGAGCAATTCCGCACTTATCCGCAAATTCTCTGATACTCATCCCCTCAATACCTATATATTTTTCGATTCGCCAATACTTCATATCCTTACCTTTGCTTTCTGCTTTGGAGTCAGCTTATCCATTCAACCACCGCCTATATGCTCACCGATTTTATTCTTCAATATCCCACCACGAAGCGTCTAACTTTCCCTCATACCAATCATGGAAAATTTCAGATATTTCCTCATCCGTTGTATCATCATCAAATTCCATTACTTCTTCATGTGCGCTACATGCAAATCCCGTTCCAAGATAAAATTTAACCTTTCTCATTCTCCCTTACCCCTCTCCAATTCTTTCAATGCGGCTTCGGCTTCTTCTCTGGTGAGGAAATCGGTCTTGCCGATTTCTCTTACTGCAAAAGTTCCCGTAATACTTCCGTTTGAATTTGTATAGTAAACAACAACTTGGTCTAAAATCCTTTCTTCTTCCCAGTCATCATCATTCATACTTCCGAAAGAAAATCCCGCAACCTCATAACTGTATGGTCTGCCAAAATCAATATCCCAAATTATATCCCCCGCCGCACAAGGAAGTTTCAACAGTTTCCCTTGTTTCTCTGCCTCTTTCCATTCCACGAACTTTTCTGCATCTTCTTTTTCAATGAACAACGCCAAATGATTAAGAGATTCCTTTATCTGACCTTTTTCATTCCAAATTCCCGCCCAGCTCATAGGTCTTACTGCATATCTGCCTCTATCTGTTTCGCAAATTATTGGTTTATCCATATTTCCCTTTCCCTCCACAATCCCCCTAAATCCCCTAATTCTATTGTACAGGAGATTCATAGGGGAGTTGTACCAAGTTAATCTGCTATCCATTCGTGCTTACATATTCTGCATCCGCATACAATCCATGATTTGACCAATACAATCTTCTCATAGGCTTTTCTTCATTCAAGATGTTTACTGCGCAATATGTATCATCTAAAATTTCTTTTTTGTGCTTCTCATACTCTTTCATCAACTTCTTTTCGCTGTCAAATGGCACACAGAATTGATATGTCATATCTTCTTTCCAGAAAAGCATATTTTCAAATATTCCTATCTGCGCCCACAAAACAACATCGTCACATTCCCTTGGCTCATATTCAACAGTAATCCGTTCTGATAGGTTGAAGGGTACTATGGTCTTATACTTCTTTCGTTCTTCATCCGCTATCCGAATTAACTCGTTTATATCCTGTAATCCCTCGTCATAAGAATAGCACCCTCCGCTGTCAGTTCTGTAAAACGGATAATATGGCAATCCCTCAACTTTGGTTATGGTTGCAATCCTAGCTTCTCCCAAAACAATTCTGCCGATTTTATCCCCAACAGAAAGTGTTTGTTTTATTTCTTTTTCAGATTGCAAATATGAAAATATATCCAACTGCTCATACTCCATCTATTTCCCTATCCTCCTTAACTCCTTATCAAACAAACTGTAAAAATATCTCCTAATCCTCTTCCACCACTTTCAAAAGGCTCTTCCTTGCTGCATAATAATGTGTAATCTGCCCATATTTCCCAGCTTTTACCGCCACAAGCATTCTGTCAATGGTGCTTTTATCCTTATCAATCTTTGAATGGCTTCTCTTTGCGCTGGCCGGAATATGTTTTCTTACGCTCGTTCCAGCCGGAATATCCGCAATGATAACACCACGTTTTTCCGTCCATGAACTTATCCAAACAACCTTATCTCCTATTTTCATTTCCCTATCTCCTTCATTTTCTCGTTAAAAATACTAAAGAAATATCTCCTAATCCCATAAAAATCTGTCCGGCAGTATGGAATCCGCTCCATTTCTTTCAGCTCCCATTTCACCCTTAAGGCGTCATAGGACTTGTTTTGAGTGACAGACAGTAAAATGTACTCTGCAATCGTTTCATTGGCTCTATGAGCCGCCTGTGAAGCTAGAGAGGCATATCTGCCGGACTGTATGTACTCTGTAAGTTGCCTGTACCGCTCTTTGCTGATTCCATAATACTGCCAAGAATGCCGGGGAACTGAATGGTACTGCGGTTGTGGCAGTTCGTCTGCTTTCCCCCATTGTTCAGCCATAGCTTTTGCAATACTAGGGAATGTCTTGCTTCGTATTTTTGCTGTTTCTGGGTCGTTGTATCTCATGATTTTTCCGAAATCATCTTTTGTCATAAACCCAAGTAGTTTCCCGTCCGGACTTACCTGTTGATTCTCTTTCCTTTTTCTTTCGTCCCAGATAATATCCGTAGGGTGTAACTTTTGAAGTCCTTTAAGCCAAAGGCAAGTACCTTTTGACGCATTGTGTCCAAACATCCAGGGTTGAATGATTTGGTCTGGCTTTCTATATTCTGTTGACATTATCCCCACTGGGTTCTCAATTGCTATCCTTTCACAATCGGCATTTACGAACTGCATAAAGAATTGTTTGCCTTTTTCTCTGTTCTCTGCCCTTTCAATCGCTTTATCTCCGTATTTCTCAACATCAAACCAGCGATTTCCAGCTACCGTCAGATATGTACAAGGCGGAAAAGCTATAATCATATCCCATTTCCCATAAATCCTATGTTCTATGCCGTCCACTGTCCGAAAACTACAATCGCCATTCAGCAAGGGGAGTACATCGGCTTGTATATGCCATTCTGGGTGTCCTCCGCTGCAAGGTTCTATGTCGCAGGAATAGGATTCATGTCCTAATCGCCGGAACTCCATGCAGACACGCTGGCTCTCTTCACACGCTACTAAAACTTTCATATGCTGTTTTATTTCCTGTTCAAAGATACTAAGCTGCCTAAATCCACTGTACCTCTCACATGATTCTTTCTTCCCTGTACATCCCTCACATTTGCATACATTCAAGCATGTCCGGCATAGGCAGGTGTGGCATTTTCTGCGCATGGTATCACCTTCCTTTTAATCAGATTTCTCCGTGCTGAACATATATTCAAATGTTTTTCCACTTTCTTTGAGAATCGCTTTGATTTCAGAAATTTTAAAATCACGCTCTCCGCACAGTTTTGTTCTGACTGCGCCTATATGCGTTTCAGCTAATCCACAAATTTTAGAAAGTTTAATCATTGAAATATTATTATCAAGCATCCATGCTTTGATATTTGGATAAACACATCTATCAAGTGAAGATTTCCGCACAGACCTTTCTTTTCCCATGAAACTCGATATGGATTGCTGAACGCATTGTCTTGTAACGCCGTATCTTTCAGCTATTTCTTGATATGTACAACCATCAAGACGCATTTTTATCATTTCAAGAAGTCTGTCTTTATTTTCCTGCGTCATCATTTCCCTTATCCCTCCTTTTCCTGCACCACTGCGGGCAGTTTGATACTTTATGCTTAATCAGGTGAGTTCCTAAATTCCTCCGCAAATCCGTTTATGATAGGGCACCATGAAATTAAAATATTCTGACAAAAAGACAGCATTTGTTTATCTTTCTTATCGTAATACTCCTTTGTCAGTTCTCCCATCTTCCGGTTATATGCTGTCATATCATGGTCTGACAGAAAATCCTTATACATTGCCCATATCGTATTCTGTATGTGAGAAATCTCTTTATGCCTTTCCTCTATTTTTTCCCGCATGATACCCCCCTAAATTACACATTTTTGTTAAAAGTAACACATGGTTACACAAATACGTTACACTAAAAAACCTAGCATTTATGCGGCGTTTACACTGGTTACACCATTTTGTCACCGTTTTTATAAATCACGATTGATGTATTATATATGTATATCTATATACCTATATACTGATATAAAATTAGTGGTGTAAAATGTGTAAAAGTGTAACCTTATAATCAATCAAAGGGTAGCTTCATCTGTTCATCAACCTTGATAAAGCCATTATCATCTGTCTCAAATTCTGAATCGTTTGAAACATTTTCCACTTTCACCCAGACGCACCGCACAAGCGTACCGTTAACCTTTGTAGGTTTCGTGTTCTTGTCACCGTACTTGTCAATCAGCTTCTTTTTCGCCGCCCATGACAAGAAAGATTTCTTTGAAAATCCTCCTGCCTTGCACAGTTCATCGAAAGCATGATTAAAAAATACAGCAAAATCACCTTTCATAATGCCCCATTTTTCGCAGTTTGTATCAGCGTCAAACCGTATTTCATTCATTGCCACCTTATCAAGTATGTACTGATAGCACCGCTCATTATCTGACAGCTCATTCCGGTCAATTAAGACCTTTTTCGCTTCATCAATAGAAATATACTGCCCGTCCTTAAAAAGAGCGTCTGTGGCGATTTTATCCGCTGTCAGAATGATAGAAAGTGATATGCTCTGCTTCTGCATCTTTTCATCGTCAAAAAGCTGCTGCTGAAAATCTTTCTGTATCTCCCGTACGGCATCCGCACCCATAGCCTTTATGACTTCCACAAAATCTTTTCCAGCAAAACCATAGTTCTGCTTTAGTGTGTCAGCAGTCAGTTGTGGATCCGCATACACCTTTTCGCCACACTCAATTTCCAGAATGCGGTTTATGGCGCCGCCTTGGTTGACATATGATGTCAGCGGGCGTTCCCCGTTCGTAAGTATGCAGTTATTCCAGTGGCTTTCCGTATTGATTCCTATATCCCGGTTGGAACGTGTCTTCCCCTTGCCGGAACAGAGGTCATATACCACGCCCTCAAAGTTTTCCTCAATGCGCCGGTTCTTCTTGCTGGTATCGTCCAGAATCATAGGCAGATGGTTCAGCATATTGGCTTTTGCCTCAAGTGCCACATCCGTGGTTTTAAAATCCCCTATATAGGCACTCTCTGCTGGGTTCGCCCATACAGAAGCCGCTAACATCAAGGTCACAGTCTTTCCGCCTTCTGTTTCTCCCCACAGGTCAACAAAAAATGGTAATGCTCCTATTGGGTGGATTAGCACGCTTGCAAAGGATGCCGCCAACATCATTTTTATTTCTGGCCGGCCGGTACGTCTTAATTCCTTGACATGCTCATACCACTTGTCCCGTTTCCCATGCTCCCCAATGTTCTCAAACAGCTGCCGGAACCGACTGTCTCCGTCAAAAGTGATTTCCGTGTCATAAGGGAGAAATTCTTTCTTAATCCACCCTAATTTAGAACTGGAATACTGCACCGCTATTTGGCTCGTATTTCGGTTTTCCACATCAGACAGGTATCTCACCAACAGCTTCGCATTTTCGCTCGTTACGGCCACTCCACGGCCTGATAGGGCCACTATTTTGCTTGCAGAGGTTATCATGGTCTTTGGTATAATAATTTCCTCCCAACGCCCATTACGCTTAAAGGCAAGTTTGATCTGCTCCTCGCCCGTTTCAAGGTTCTTTAGGCGCTCAACGGGAAGTATTGGGTGGTAACACGCTATCTGCTCCACCGTTGCCATATTCTGTGCGTATATGCCCGTTTCCCCTGCAATCCACGAACCGCAGTACATATTTTCATATGGCCCCTCAAAATCTGTATAATTGTTCATTCCGGCAGTCTGCTGCTGTTTCTTACGTTGCTTAGTTTCCCTGTCAACTTTTTTATAGGCATTAAGCATTGTTTCAAACTTCTTTTTTACGCCAAGTTCTGCTGCCCGGTCTTCAAGTGATAAAATCAATCTTGAACGGTGTATCTCATTTTCCTCGTTGAAAATTTCCTCGAATATGTTATCCGCAAGAATTGTTTGTTTGTCCAATTTATTTAATAATTCCATAACATTCCTCCGGATCATTTAATATTTCCCATAGATATTCTTGATACTGCAATGCGTTGTATGTATCCGCCCAAGCATCAGAAAGCGGTTCCAGTCGGTCAAGCCATTTGCGGTAAACTTCCATCAGGAGATAGTTTAATTCTCTTTTCTGCTTTAGCTTTTCCTCAATCTTCCGCTGCATTTCTCGTTTCTTTTGAGCCTGATAAATCTTAAGTCTGGTGGAGAAACTGTTGTCAGTCTCCCCACCAAGTTCCTTAAATGCCTCTTTGAAAGACAAACCATCCATCAGCATAACAAAGGTAAATATGTCTCCTGATTGACCGCATCCGAAGCAATGAAAGTCTTTCTTATATATCTTCATGCTCGCCGTCTTTTCCTTGTGAAACGGGCAGCATATAAACCCTGCCCTGTTCGGCTTTGGAAGTCCGTACCGTTCCAGAATATCTTTCATGGAGTAGAGGTCTTTTATTTCTTCCTTAGTCACTGTTACCAACTCCACCTGAACACACAATATCAAGAATTTCATGTTCAAGTTCCACATTTAATATTGCTCCATGCGGAATATCCTTTATTCTCCTTACAACTTTATCCATGTCATAGGCTGTACGCTGTTCAGAAATAAACTTTTTCAGGTCATCAAAGGAAATATGTTCTGCTCCTGCTTCTTCCAGTGCTGTCATAAATCCCAAAAAAGAATCAGCATCTATCAATCTCACTGACACACACCTCCATTCCCCAAAATTTCTATAATTTTCTTCCCTGTTTCTTCCTTTTGGCAGAAAACGAAATCAACATTATATCTGTCACGAATCGTACACAGCGACTTGTAAAGCTGATTCCCGTCCACTGCCTTGGCTGATATTACGTCCTTTACACGCTTGCCGTTGACCGTTTTCCACCGTATCTGATACTTGCGGGGGTTGCTCCAGAAGTACACATCTTCAAGGCTCTTAATATCCGCCCCATGCTCGCAGAGGATAACCAATTTTATCCCCTGCTCCTTCGCACGAAGCAACTCAGCCTTAAAGCGTTCATGCTGTTTACTGCTCACATTCCCGCATATCTCCTGCAAGTCCTTTTTGCGGTCAATTACCAGTCTCGGATTGTCCAAAGACTGATAATCTCCCACATACATTTTTGAGCGGAAATACTGCACTCCAAGCGTGTCAAACTGCCCTTTTATGCGCTCCCATTCTTTGGCATGTTCGCGTGTGTCCACTTGTATCTGCATAAAATCACCTTAATCTTTTTCCACAAATTCTTCGCAACTATCTCTGTATTCTGTTGGAAGTGAGTAGTTTTCGCTTTCTTTGCATTTGCAGATAAATTCTCTTTCCGACCTGTCATATTTGCTAAATTCGCAATTTCCGCAACATTTACTCATAAAATTTTCCCTCCTAGTTAAACGGCAATTCTTCGTCAATACCGTCCGGAATATTCATAAACCCATCATCTCCCGGCGCCCCATAGTTCGGCATACCGCCGCCCTGCTTATACTCCTTATATGCTTTTGTTTCGTTCATATCAGGAATGGAAGCATCCGCAACCTTGTCAAGCGACACAAACCACCGCAGGACACGCTTTTTCTTTTCCTCGCCGTTGTAGTAGTCCATCTGCTCCCCGAACACGCCACCGATTTTTTTTCCCTTGAAGCACTGACAGAACTTATCTCCCCACTGTACCTGAAAGCCGGCATTTGAGTGTTCTACGCACGTTGTAAAGGTCTTAAAATTCCTTGTGCATTTCCCGTCTGCGTCCTCTGTCAGTACGTACTGCGTTGCCTGATTAGGCCATTTCTTATCAGGGCGAATATCGTTCGCAAATTGTTCCGAAAAATACCCTGGCTGTTTGTCATCATCTGCAAAATCGAACAAAACAACAATCATGGGCTTTCCTGTGCTTGACTGCTTCTCGCTGATCTGTTTGATAATCAGTTTATGCCCCCCTAATTCCGGCGGCTGATACTCTCCTGTAGGCGTATTTTCATAGTTGTTAGGCCTGTTTACTGCCATATCCTTAATCCTCCTTGTAATAATCCCTGATTGCCTTTTCCACCAAAAGCAAATCATTGTCGATTGTCAGCGTTTCAAACATTCCAATGGGGGACTTGCTCACAGCCCCGTCTGATGCCTGTGTCACAAATAAATGCTTGCCGGATTCCTCAATGCACCGCAGGACAATTGTAAACATGCCCTCAAGACACACCTTTTCGTCAATCAGCTTGCCGATGGTCTTAGGCTTCACGTCCCCAAAGTCGTTCTTGTCCTCGTGCATCATCACATAGACAATCTTATCTGCCGGAAGCTGATTTGTGATACAGTTAATGAGATTCCAAAAGCTATCCCCGATTTTGTTATAAAGGGTAAATACTCCATTGCCATTCCCGGCGTTTGAGTGTCCACGCATAAACATATTCGTAATAAGATACCCGGCATCATCAATGACAATATTGTGCGCCTTGGAACCACCCAAACACTTCAATACCGTTTCGTAATCATCTGTTTTCCAGCCGTCCACCTTACCCTTGAACGGCAATGGCTTATTGATAACCCTGATAAGGTTCCAGTCAGGATTTCCCGAACAGTTTCGCAGGCTTGTGCTTTTGCCAGAACCCGATTTACCCATAATTAATACTGGAAGTCCCATATCTCCCTAATCCTCCAATCTCCTAAGATTAATCCTCTTCTTTAACCACTTCAAACCCTAAGAACCGTCCGCAGTCCTCCCGGTCAATGCTGTACTTTGACTGATTTACATAGTCGGCAAATACCGAGACTCTGACAGACATCTCCAACAGCTTTTTATATTCCTCCACAGAAATAGTAATTTTTTCTTCCATGTCCCTATCCTCCTATAATTCCTCTCCAACCGTCACAAACGGCAGTTCGTATATCCATTCAGTTCACCGAATAGACAAATGCTCTCCCCGCTCTTTCAGCACAGCAAAAGGCAGTTCTACGCCGTTTTTGAGCGCTTCACGGATTTTCGTGTTGTCCGGTTCTTTCCGGCAGTATTCGTCAGGTATTTCCATGTCCGGCACAATCTCCATAGGCTGTAACCCGCCGTTCTTCTGGATGCCGAAACTGAACAAATCCGTCTTAAATTTTGTCTTGCCAGTGGCTTTCATGCTTTCATACAAGTGCTGTTTGAGCCGCTTCTCATTGTTCGCAAGCGTCTCCATCCTTTTCTGCATCCGTCCGACTTCTGCCGCATACTTCTCTGATTCTGCCCGAAGTTCTTTGATGATTCTGGCATAGTTATCAGCCTTGATTTCAAACTCTCCCTCAATCCCCTCCAAGGTATCCTTGAATGCCTGCAGGTCAAGGTTATCCTCTTCCTCCAACATTTCCAACAAGCGGAGGTAATCTCCTGTGATTTCATACAATGTACTCATTTTCCCTATCCTCTCTTTCTGCCTCCTCGTAGGCTTGTCTTTCTCTTTTCAGCCGGTGCCTATTTGGAATGCCATACTCTATTTCATCCCATACCCAATCAACGACCATTCTATTTTCAATTTGTTCCATTTTTTCCAATTCCCCATAAATAAGACAAGGAACAAACACAGCAGATAGCTGGTATAAATATGCTTTTACTGTCCATTGATGCAACAGAGATCATAAAAATCCAGAATGCCATATTGTCCCTCACTTTCATTCTCACTTCCCGTTTTCCCTTTCCAATTCTGCCGATATGGACAGAATTTCATCTGCATAAGCAGAAACGTCTGCAGATCCGTTCAAAACATCCTCTGCAGAGCTGTCGCCGTTGTAAATCATAAGAGCGACACTGACATCTTCATACTCCAAGATCAGATCCGACAGATAATCTGTTCCGACCAGCATGTTTTGCATCGGTTCAAATAAATCTGAAACACCAAGTTTGTCCATACGGTCTTTGTGCCACTTAGTCGATACCTGCATGATTCCAATATGACCATCTGACTCTGCATCCGACTGCAAACCGCTTTCTTTAAAACAGATCGCCTGTATCAGTTCCGGGCAGATATCGTACCGATCCCCAAGCTCTTCCGATATCTCCACAACATCCTGCGGCACGTCAATGGTCTTAGCATGTGCTGTCACTTCACTTCCCGCTATTGTTATAAGAACCAGTATGGACAGGATCATCTTTCTCCGCATCGGTCTCTCCTCCTTTCTTCTTGTCATGTACCGCCAAATAAAACGCAAGCACAATAACAATGATAAATTCTGTCGCAAGTGTAAAAAATATGCCACATGCAAATGATAATGCGTCCAAGTTCTCACCTCCTTCACATTTTCATAAACTTCAAAATCTCTTCATCTGTCGCTTCAAACTCTTTAAAGATGATCGCCAGATCGTTATGTTTAAGAGTGTCCCTTCCCGCTTTTAAACCAGATAGGCGGGCGGATGCTGCCTGCTGTGTTATGCCAAGCATTTCCCCAAGCCTTGTCTGGTTCACATCTTCGAGAAGCATCTTTCCATTGATCCAGACGTACAAATCCCGAAGCATGTACTTTTTTTTACTGATCGCCACCCTCGGCATGACCATTCCCTCCTAATAATCATCTTCCCGCGATACTTCTGATAAAACTCGATGCATTCCCGGAAATCCTTTCCCTAAATGGACGTAAAGCCCGCCAATCTCAAGAGGAATAAAACAGGTAATCGTCTTACCTCTTTTTCCCCGGCTCCCATCCGGGTACTCTCTGACGACTTTGTATGTATACACCGCCATTCCATCACCTCCCCGCTGTACCCATGAAGTAGATAATCATGTACAACGCGATAAATCCTAATATCATCGCCACCATGCTAGCGGCAAAGTAGCAAATGAATTTAAACCGCTCGAAGCTCATAGGATCCCGGTGGTTCCTGCCGCTCCTTAAAATAATCTCGTCCATGTTTTCCTCCTGTTCTCTTGCCGGTACAGGAAGAATATGTTACAATCTACCTGTAGCCAGTAAGTGTGGTTTATTGGTTACTGCCCTGTTCGGTATGTCGGTACTGAATGGGGCGTTTTAATTAGACATACTCGCGCCAGTGCTCCGCAAAGTAGCTTGTCACACCATACTTAGTGTGAATGTCCTTCTTGAAAGGCTTATGGATTCCTGCCTTTCTCATGTTGGTCTTTGCGACCATTCTTTTAAGCTTTCTCATGATGCTTGTCCTCCTTATATTGAATTTGTTTTCCTTATCTCCTATACTGTAAGTACCAGACTCCACCAAGAAGAGTACATAGGGCTAACGCCCCTTTCTGTAAAAATGATGTAGAAGAAAATCCGCCTTGTGCTCTTTTGCGCTTACAGAATTTAATATGATTGAGCAAAACTCCTTTTCCCTATCACTGCATCCTTGATAAAAATTATCAATCTGCTTCTGCAAATCCATTTTTCTTCTAAGCCATTCCGGGAAGTATGCGTACAAAGAAACGACTATAGGATTCGTAAAATCACGCTTACATGCTTTCTGCCAAAAATGATTTTTTTCTAACGGAAGTTTATCGAATCCTTTCGGCTTCTCCCCTAATAGTGCATTCCATTCTCCTCGCAATGCACTCCAATAGATTTCGTGAAGTTCTTCAACGGTAAAATTTTTTAGAACAACTAAATTGTTTTGAGATACATTTACTTCTATTTCCCTCACCTCCTTGTTTGACTAAACTTTTCTTTCAAAATCTTGTAGAAAACTACATAATGTGTTACAATTTTTACATGCCATTAGGCAATGAAAGGAGCGTGGTCTAATTGACCAAACTTTTGAGCTTGCCTGCTCTCTTCTTATAAGGTCGCAATACTGGAACCAAAGCAGTATAAACTGGTCAAATGCAGCAACTGATACGGCGATGCGTATGCGCGGTCGGCAACCTATAATGTCCCACCGTATCAAGTACTCCTTGTAAAGCGTCAGCAATTAGGCATGTTGCGGAACCAAAACCGCGAAAGTGACAAAGTACTTCACAGAATCATCTGGGGCTATCAGATGAGGTGAAAACCTGCAGAGTACATAGAGTAAACAATTTTGGTAAAGAACTGTTGGAAATAGTCCTTTCAGCAGTTTCTTTATACTGCATAAGTTAAATATTTTGAACTTTCATAGAAAAAAAATATTCCTGTATATCATTTCCAGAAAGCCCAAGCAGTTCAATCGCAGAGCAAATGTCTGTCTGTTTCCAAGGAATTTTCCCATTCATTTTACAGGAAAGAGTACGGTCAGACCAACTCATAGCCTTTGCAAACTCTGTCTGGCTACCATATTTTTCCACTATTTTTCCCCTTAGCTTACTAAAATCAAAAGCCATGTATGAAACCTCCTTTCTAGTTAAAACTTTTGAACTACTTAAACTATATCACTATAAGCACGTATTGTCAATAATATAATTCAAACTTTTTAACTTTTCTTGTTTTGAGTATTGAACTTTTGTTCAAAATGTGATAATGTATGCTTTGAAAGGAGGTCAATCAAATGGAAAGAGTAAGCACGGCGGAAAGGCTTAGACAGATTATGGAAGAAAGAAACTTGAGACAGATTGATATATTAAATCTTGTGCTTCCGATATGCGCCAAGTATGATGTCAAAATGAATAAGTCTGATATAAGCCAATATGTTTCTGGAAAAAACGAACCAAGCCAAGAAAAATTAGTTGTTCTCGGAATGGCTCTGAATGTTACAGAGTCTTGGCTTATGGGTTTTGATGTTGCAAAGGAAAGAAAGGAAACACCTGCACAGGCAGAAAAAGATTTTGACATTCTGTATAAATTTTCTATGCTAAGTGATCGTGATAAAAAAATCGTGTCTGATATGATTGATTCTATGCTTTCAATGAAGGGGAATGGGGTTTAATCAACCCCATTTTTCTAAGAATAATTCTAAAAACCTATGTAAATATTGCAAGGTTCCTAAGTTATCAATACTTTCGACCATCTCAACAATCTTTTCCCTATACCATTTTACCCCCCCCCCTATTTTTTCATTTACATTTGTTTCTGTTTGGTTTTTCATGCAAATTACCTCCGTTATTATAATTTTATTCATAAAAATAATATTTTATTACAAAAAGTAATAGTGTGTTACTGAAAAATATAGTATAATGTGATAAAAATAATTGTTAGAGGGGAATTTAATATGACGATGATAAAATGTCCGGATTGTGGTAGTTCTGTATCTGATAGGATGTCAAGCTGTCCGACATGCGGCGCGCCTATTGCAAAGAAAAGCGACCGATATTCGCAATTTTATCAAAAGCCGCAGACGTTTCTGTCAGAGCCGCGGTATGAGGAACACGCAGAACAACCAAGACAGAAAAAATCTTCAAAAAGCACGGCATTGAGTATATTGGCGATTCTCATATCTTTTATGGCTTTCCTCACATCGTTTATTGCTATTGCTATAGCGTCAAGTAAGCAGAAAGAGGTTGTTGCGGATAGGGAAGTACCAGTATATTTAGAATCAGATCAATCACAGACAATTCCGGATGTTGAAGAGAAAGAAGTAATTCCTAAAAATATTTATTCAGAGGAAAAACCAGTAGAAAAACAAAACCAATATCAAGGCAAAGAAAAGAACAATGTGGTATACGAAGAAGAATTGTATAAAGACGAAAATATTGTTATTTCGTATAACAAAATAACTGAAAATTCATATGGTGGTTATGATATAGATTTTGTTATAGAAAATTATTCTTCAAGAACTTTGGAAGTTCAAGCAAGAGAAACATCTATTAACGGATATATGGTTGATCCTATATGCTCTATTGAAATAGCACCAAATAAAAAAGCTGTGGATGGAATGAGCATAGGGGGAGTTGACGCTGAAAGAGTTCCTTTAAAAGAAATAAGTGATATAGAAACAAAATTCCACATTATTGATTGGAATGATGATGCTTTTAATTATGATACAGGTAATATTACAATAAAAAGAAATGATTAAAAAGTGGAGGTATCAAATATGGCAAGGATAAAATGTCCAAAAATGTTATGTGGTAGTAAAGATGTTACAATGATTGGCGCAAGAAGTCGTACAAGCATAAATTTAAACCCACTACATCCATTCACGGTTTTTAATAATAAAGCCGCGGGAAAACAGAAATTTAGATGCAATAAATGTGGAAAGGTATTTAAGGCAAAGATATGAGTACGGATTACATAGACGAACAAACCTTCTTCTCCCTCCCTCCCGCAGAACAGGACAGGATCATGCGGGAGTGGCTGGGGGAGTTTTCCAGAAATGAACTTCTGGCAATAAAACATTTGATGGAACAAATAAACCGCCCTGCCGAAACAGAGCGGTAAGACAACAGCCCACACTGGTACCGCTGTGCGTTCGCAACTGCAGCATGTAATCCGGGTGGGTAATTTTCAACCATAAAGGAGGATATTCTATGAAGATCGAAAAACTCCCGTCCGGCTCTTACCGGGTAAGGAAGATGTACAAGGGGAAGATGTATGCTGTTACGTTTGAGTATAAGCCTACACAGAAAGAAGCACTTGAGGCGATGGCTAAGCGTCTCAGCATCATGCAAGGAAAAAACGAGGGGCTTACCTTCCGAGCGGCGGCAGAGGAATATATTGAGTCAAAACGGAACATCCTGTCTCCCAGCACCATCCGCGGGTATAAGAACATCGTAAAAGGGCTGTCCTCCTCTTTCTTAAGCATAAATGTCCACGACGTGACAGAGTACGACGTACAGCGGCAGATAAACTCTTTGTCGAAAAATAGGAGCCCGAAGTCTGTACGCAATTACCATGGCTTCATATCGGCTGTTTTAGGCATGTTTTGTCCGAACCTTAAGCTGAATACCACAATGCCGCAAAAGGTCAAAAATGAGCCTTATATCCCCTCTGACGATGATGTGAGGCGGCTACTCGATGTAGCGGCGGGTACCCGTTACGAAATCCCTATTGTGCTCGCCTGTTACGGTATGCGCAGATCGGAGATCGCCGCGCTAACCCCGAAAGACATAGACGGGGATGTGGTGCGTATTAATAAAGCTCTTGTGCAGAACGAAAACGAGGAGTGGGTAAAGAAAAAGACGAAGACAACCGCCAGTACGCGGGAAATCGTGATACCTACACCCATAGCGGAGAAGATACGAGCGCAGGGGTATGTTTATAATGGGAGTCTTAACGGCATTACATACTTCTTACAGCGGACGCAGGACGCGCTGGGTATACCGCGGTTCTCAATTCACAAACTTAGACATTACTTTGCATCAAAAATGAGCGCACTAAACATTCCCGAGGCGGATATTCTTAAAATGGGTGGCTGGTCGTCGGATTATGTAATGAAATCCGTGTACAGGCACTCTATGATGGACAAAGAAGAGCAGGCAAAGCGGGAGGCGGCAGAACGTCTAAGAGGCGTTCTTTTTTCGGAAGATTCCATGACAAATTCATGA